GGGCTGTACGCGGCTTTGTATATATTCATCCAACCCATATGCTTTTCTGGCGCGAATAAGAGGTCTAATTTGTCACGGCCTTCCGAACAGATACCTGTTTCGCTATATATATACACGTCTTCGATACCATTATCAACAAGGGCTACGATAGGATATACGCTGCTTCTGTTGGTACAAATAATCCTCGCCTCTCTGCCGTCTCTTGTAATAATCCTCCTGTTGGGGTTCTTGAGATATTCCTCCAAACTAAACTGTTTCATAATTTCTTTTGATTTTGTTATTTTATTTTAATGCCACGACCGCCCTGCTGAGATCTGGACGAATCTTGTTTATGATGCTGCAACAGCCGGAGTCGAAGTTGACGACCCACACAGCAGGTGAATAATATTCCGACGAAGACCCAAACCGGCCATCAAGCAAATCTCCATTATGTTCTTTGAGAATAGTATTAATTTCATCCTTTTGAAGATACATCTGCAATAGTTCTTCTTTTGTCGCTATCTTCACATTGTTATCTTGGGCGTATCCCATAAAATCGTCATAAGGCATTTCTGGCACGTTATCCTTAAGCAGCACCTTATCAATTAATGGAATGTATACTCCTTGCTGCTCCTCAATCCATCTAGGAGCAATCATTTGTTGTAGTTTCTTGTCCATAACTATTCCTCCATCGCTTTCTTAAACTTAATAAGGCTATCTTCCGCCAACCTTCCCCAAGCAGAATATTGTATCGACGGTTGATTTTTAAGCCAATCCTCAATCTGATTAAGCATCCATTCAGCACCAATCTTAAACGCTTCTTTTCCTTCAACTTTAGATACTGCAACAAACGGATTATATGAGTCGCCCTCAATATGAGTCTTCACGTATTCCTCTGCTTTTTCTTCGATAGTCATAATTACAACAACGGTTTAGCGGTTTCTAACAAGTCTTTGAAAGTATCAAGAAACTCTTGTGCCATATCTTGGCTTAGAAAAGAAAGTCCAGTTGTCTCATAATAAAGGCTCTTTATTATTAAGTCTCCGTTTGCTACGCAAATTCTATACCTCTCAAAATCCGATTCCTTATTGTTTTTTACCCAAGCATTCCTCAACTGAATCAGTTTTATATATGCCACAAATGCCTCACAGAGTTCCTTTGACATAATATTAGCACTAGTTGCTGCTTTTCTATCTCCAACACCTGCTGAATCCTGAATCTCGCAATCTACATCAATCCAACATTCAGACCCATCTAAAGGATTCTGCTCGCAATATTCCTCCCAAGACATTGGCTTGTCGTTGGAGTTATACCATTTAAGATATTCATTTTCGCGTTCAAGCCAAACGTCACCGCCTATCGGCCAATCGAAGGCTGAACGAATAAAATTTTCATTGAAGCAAATTCTATCGCCAATTTTATGTTTGAAGTGATTTTCGTAAAACTCATTCTTCCAAGGCTGCTTGTCAAGCCATTCAAGTATTTGTTCTTTTGTTTTCATGATTATTTTTCGTTTTTAGTTCTCCAATACCAACTCAATTTTTTGTCCTCATCCTCATTGTAATTGAATTTTTCATTCAAGGATTGCATGTTGAATTGTCTTGAAGAGTTAAGATTATACAAACCTCTGTGAATTGCTTTATTGGCTAATTCAACAGTAGATTTTCTCTTTGACTTAGACATGGCAAGGTTGAGAATCAAATCAATAATACTTGTGTTTGACTCGGTAAGCCTGTCCTTCAAATCATTGTTGTTATGCTCTATATACTTCATGTATAAGTCAAACATTCTATGAGAATCGAGTTTGCCTTTAATCATCAGATAGAGTATAGCATAATCTATCTCCTCGTTTGTCTTTTTGAGCAACTCGTTTAAGAGTTCAAATGTATCCATAACTAAATTTCTACAGGTTCATCTCCCCAAGTGATATGTCTGCCAATTAACTTTTTATCAGCATCGGAGGGAAGTTCTATAAAATTTGTGCATTCTCCACGACTGGGAATCCATATCTCGTTTGAAACGTCTCTTTCCGGAGCATAATCAAAAACACATAAATTGAGATTTTTGTCTCTTGCAATCCAACCCATAACTAATTTTCTTTAATTTTTGTCAACACATAAGTAGTATCACTCTGCTCTCCAATAGTAGTTACCTTGTATTCAAGAGTGTATTCAGACGCGGGATATTCTTCAGATTCCTCCGGTGCGGTTATGTCTATTATGCCTGCAACACTGGCAAACAACATTAAAGAACACACACTGCCGACAGCGGCTTCGCCATCGGTGTTAGCGATGGAATAAATCAATCCCGAAGTTGACAACAATGCCGCTATTATACAAATCCAAATCATAACTAATCCTCCCATTCCCATTTATAACCGTGACATGTTTTTAGCTTATGATTAGCACAAGCTCGTATGCCCTTAACGCAGCATTGATTTGCTAAAGAGGCTTCTCTCGCTGTCGAATAATGTACGCGTTCGCCAGATGTTGCTATACGTATAACTTTTCTTCCTGCCCTTGAGCCATAAGTGTTATTATATGCTTTTGTACACCATTCAAGATTATCTAAAGAATTATTAGTTTTATTTTCATCCTTATGATTGACAAACTGATAATTATATGGATTTGGTACAAATGTTTTTGCTAATAACCTATGAATTGTACAAGGACGTTCTATACTGTTTTTAGACAATATAACATGAAGATAACCTGTTCTTTTATTGAAATATTGTTTTAACAATCTCCAATTTTGACTTCGCCCATCAATCTTAGAAGGTCGTGTTAATTTCTTACAGTTTAATATTTGTCCATTACGATTAATCTTGTATAGTCCCTCGTAATCGGGTATATCATACCATTCTTCCATCATAACCAATATCTATAATACTCCGGAGCGTCATCAGTAGTCCCAACAAGATGCTTTGTGTCATCGTTGTAAGGAATGCAATACTTCCAAGTTCCATTAACGCATCCGAATTCTGTTTTTGTTCTCTGCAATGAAAAGAATGATGCAATCCATATCGTATCAAAGTAATCTCTCACCAGCACCTTATCATATGTCTTTAGGGTCTTCGGGTCGAAACGCTCAACCTTTGGTTTTGGATTCTTCCAAGTAGACCAATCACGATTATCTTTTGATGGGAACAACATAATCTCCCCATATTCAGAAGTGATATAAGTTCCATCCATTTGAAAATATGCTGATTTTGCTTCATAATCATTATTTGTATATAAAACACAAATCAAATCATTAGCATAATCTAAATAATCGAATTCTACTTTTCCGAAAATTGGAGAATACAATTCAGTCCCTTTCGGGCAGTCTTTGAGAATCTCACAGAGATTCAATTCTTTATCATTCATAACTATAAACTTATTTTATAACCAATCTCCCTATAACTTATAGGATGCCTCGCCACGCCAACCTGGAAACCTTGAGTTTTTAAGTATTCCTTTATAGCCTGCAACTGCTTCTCGCTGCTACACTCGATGTTGTAGGAGCCGTAAGATATAGAAGCGGGACTCATACCTCTTCCGTAGTATAGTATCTCCGAGTAGCCTCCGTTATTTTTAATTCCGTTGGTTACCGTCTTGATAACCTTATCCTTGTCAAACAGATTGCTGTTAACAAGCTCCTGCCTTAGTTGTTCAGCCGCATTCATATTCTCTCTTTTATTCTTTTTATTGTTTAACTTATTCTTCACTCTATAAATTTTTGCATCAAACTTGTTCTCCGGTTCCTCTCTTAATGTCTTCCATTATTTGTATCTGTTTATAATTTTACTCCTCATAGATTCGTATAAAAGAAGATTGTTGTATTCTTTTATTATCCTTGTCTGATACGCATCAGACTTGTTATGATAATAAATAGTCTTGATGAAGTCTCCGTCGGGATTGTGGTGATTCTGCAATATGTCAAACATCTCAAGCGACTTGTCAACGTCATGCGCGTCTGAAAGGGTGTATTTGTCATAACCGAGTATGCGGTTGACCTCATCGACATAAATCTGACGTATCTGCAGGATGCCGGTGTCGCCCTGTTTGCCCTCCGCTTCGGGGTTGAAGTTGGACTCAACCGACATAATAGACAGTATGAGCAACTTCCGCTCCGAAAGAGAAGGATAGATGTGTACTGTATCTTTCTGACAATCACACGATGCATCCGCATCTCCCGAACGCATCCCTATATAGGCGCAACACTGCATCAGGAACATAATGAAGCAAAACAACAGAACGACTTCGAATTTGCCTCCTATGTCATATCTGTTTCTTGCCATACAATAAACCAGCCCTCCCAGCGACACCATCGAAAGCGAGAAGAACACTATTATAGATATCGACAACGCTTCCATAATCAGAAAAGTATAGTGGACTTGTTATCGTTATACACGCGCATCGGTATCGTCTCGCACATAATGTAAGACCAGTTAAGCCCCGAAGGCACATACCATTCACGCCTATAGATATGCCAGCCTTTGTCTTTGATTGTCCTCAACGCCAAATCAAAGGCGTCTTTGGTGATGCCATGCCACTCCTTTATCGGTGTCTTTCCGGAACCTATATCGGGTCTGCCGAAAACAACCTTGCCGTCAAGTTTTTTGCTGACGGCATTTGAGTGGCACTTATACATTTCCCTCTCGTTGTAGAATGCCTCGCATATAAGCGAAGCGACATCCTCCGTATCCTTGACGGAAGGCTTGTTAATTGGTAACTCAAACATAATATAAAGATAATGATTTAATGCCTGATAAAAAAATCCCCTCAAGGCAAAACCTCAAGGGGACTCGTCAAACAACTAACTAATTATAAAAACAAGAACCGGCAAAGAAGACAACGGTTCTGTTATGAGTCAAAGGATGCATATGAAACTTACCATACACGCGCATATTCAGAAACAGTGGCTACAAATTTATCGTCGCGTCTCCGGCTTGACCCCGTGTTGCGGCACTGAAGCAACCAAGACAAGGACTTGGCTTTCTATATGCATCCTTTTTTTTGTAGCCACTACAGGACTTGAACCTGTAACCTTGAAGGTATAAGCTTCCTGCGCCAACCAATTGCGCCAAGTGGCTATATAATAATCAAGCATGGGTATGAGGCTGTTTTATGGATAGCCATAAAACACTATACAAACTTGATTTTGGTTTAACTTAAATTCTTGGCTAAACCCCAACACCCACACTTGATTTCAAATGTCACTAATCGTCAAAAACATCATAGGTGAATGATGTCCCTCCGAGAGAGTCGCATATACGGGCGAGATGCAACTCAAGCCTGTCCCTCGTTGACTTTTTAGCCCAGTCGTAAGGGTTTTTGAACCAGTAAGGCTTCATCCTTGAGGTGAACTCGTCGTATGCCTCCTCAGTCATGTTGATGTGCTGGCTGCAAGGGACATACTCGTAATCGTTCGAGACATACTTGCCTTTGCGAAGGATTTTGGCGCCCTCGTGAGGGTCCAACTTCTCCTTCGACACATCCTGCTTGGTTATAAACCATTCCTTCCTTGATTTTCCCACAAGGTGACGGGTGGCGCCAGGTATACCTTGTATAGTGACGCTCAATTTGATGTTGTTGCTCATAATATTATTAATGATGAGGGCTCAACCCTCTCTGACAGCAAAGTTAATAAAAAATAACCCCACACGCATCACTGCGGATGAGGTTAAACTCTGAAACTAATAATCACATTCATCCATATTGTCTCACGACAATTTCAAATGGACACAAATACCTATTTGATAAAAATGTTTTCGGTGCCGTTCGCTTCATACAGATTACGCGAAGCAAGTGATAAAGATAAATAGAATCTGTACTACTAAACCCCGAAACCACGTTGAGGTGACACCAATCGGGGATTGACAAAGCATCTTCAAAGATACAAAAACAATCGAATGATTGGTGCGAATCATAAACCATTCTTATATCTAAAAGGTGCTTTGTCAGTTATTATTCCGTGCATTTTTTTGAGAATTAGATTTTTTAGAAAGGGGCAAAAGGTGAGGGGAGGTTGATAATCAATGAGTTACGGGAAACTTTTTTAGTCAAACGAGTTTCCATGGAAACTCTGACAGATTAGAAAGTTTCCAATCTTAATCGTTTTAACTATAAGATTTCCTTATCGAATAATATGATATTATTAATGTTAAACGATAAGGTTTTTTATGCCTGTCAACCCTGGTTGCAGAGTGTTTTTGAAGGGAGGGTTAGAGGGGGTTTTTATCATCCTGTCTTTGGATTTGTCGTCTTGTGCGTATGCGCATGCACACACGCGTGTACGTGCGCGCGCGTGCGCGTATAACTCTAACTAATTCTTTCTCTTTTGGGATTTTCTTTTTTTTCTCTTCTTCTCTTTTTCTCTTCTTCTTTTCTTTATATTACTTTCTTTTCTTCTTCTCTTTTTCTCTTCTTCTCTTGTGTTTCTTTCCTTTTCTCTTTCTTTCTACTTTTTCGACACTTTATTCGACCTTTTGACAAAGAGCGAGACCCTCTCTGACAGGTAATATAAAAAACAAGAGAGCGCCCCTTCGGACGCTCCCAAGTTATACTAGAACTTCACGCGATAGATGTCTTCCTGCCCCTCGCTTCCAAGCGTGATGATGTCGGCTTTCGCGAGGTCTTCCTTGGTTACGACATCCCTGTCTGCGGAATCCCTGTCGAAGTTGAGCCAGCGTGTCGCTCCGCTTTTGAGCATGAGCAGACATGATTTGCCATACTCGCCGGTGAACACCTTGATTGAGTTTACCTCATTGAGGTCTTCGTCAGACATTTTCTCCACTGACTTGACGGTCCAGTTGGAATAACCCTTCTTAAGTTTGTCAAAGATAGACATGATGTAAGTGATTAAATGTTAATAATAAAGACAAAGGTTGGATTAAAAGTGAGGTTAAACCTTACTTTCCCAACCCAATTATGGGGAAGGTAATCCCCACGGCATCCCCGGCATACAGCAAAACAACAGGTAGGCGAAGCCTACCCCAGCCAACCGCTACAATATACAGCCTCTGACACACAGCATACAACAACAACAACAACAACAACAACAACAATAGACAGCCTCTCGGACACGGCATACAAAAAAAAACAAGGGGATTAACCCCTTGCTTTGATTAGAATGGAAGATTTGATTCATCCTCCTCTTTGATGTAGCGCAGTTTTTCACAAAATTGATTACCCCTGCGGAATAGGCAGATAAGGCATCTGCTCTTGTCGAGTTTTGTGCCTATCGGTATATCGTTGGAGTCCAATGTGAGTGAGTAATAGTAGTCTCCACCGTAGGTGCTGACTTTGGCAGAGTTGCACCTATAGGAAGGGTCTTTCGGAGGAACCACCTCAATATCCATGATGGTATTGAGGTCTTCCTTGTCAAATTTGCTTTGACAAGATTTGTCTTCAATCCATCGGTGGTTGAAGACTTGTTTGTGAGCCAATAATCCCATAATTAATCAGTTGTTTTTTTATTGTTTGTTAATCATCGATTTTGACACCTTTGTAGTCAAAGGCGCCAATATATTTAGAGTATTCCTCTGTGGCACAGAGGGTGTCAAGGTAATAGTCTGGCTTGTCGAGGAATACTCTTCGTATCAAACCTTTGCAAGCCGTAATCTGTTTCTCGCAACGCTCCAGTTTTGAATAGGAGATTGTAATAACCGCTACAAGAATAGCGATTACCAAATACTTTCCTTGCTTGAGGATAATATCACACATACAAATACTATTATGATTATTGCTGCTATAATAGTCACCGTAACACTTTGGGTCAACATATAGATGCCGCCTATAAGACCTATCGTAAAGCCTATTACACACAAGAACAATATTACGGTCAACAATACAGTTAATGACGCGAAGAATTTGTTTACTCCATATTCTTTCGCGTCCTCAAAGAAGTCTTCTATGGAGTATTTGATTTTATTGATTAACCTACGCATATTTGTAAACTAGATAAGATACAACACAAGCGACAATCAGCACTCCAACCCAACCGCAATGGATTGGGAGCCACTCGACAAACCAGAGTATTCCTGTCATAATCAACAGGAATATCACAAAGACTATAGCGGCTATAGCCAACCAAGCAAGGATGAGAGGCAATACGCCCTCACCCTTGCCTTGACGATTCTTCCAGCCCATGGCTTACCTCCACTCTATCTGAAAGCCCTCCTTGAGATAGAGCCTCACATCGCTTCTGCTGATGCGTGTGGCTCTACCAAAGACGATTGCGTAAGGTTGCTTCGGGTCAGCCTTGACAACCCTTCCGTTTGTGCGGATGGAATCCATTGTGTGCCAGTTGCTGCTAGTAACCAGCACGGCGTTTGGTTTTGTGTTTGACATTGTTTTATTTGTTTATAAATTCTTCGTAGACTGTCATATACGCTGCTTCTGCATTATCGCACTCGTTGTAATACTCGTCAAACTCGCCTGTGAAATCGTAAGACTTGTCATAAATCTCACATACACAAAGGTCTCTAAAGTATTTATAATCATTAAAATCAGCGAATGTCTCGCTGTCATCTATGACTATAGTAATATACTTATTATCGACTATGCCAAGAGAGGCTACGTCAAGGGGATGCTCGAGTTTTACACGTTTGATAAAGCACCAATCGCAATAGATATAAATGTAATTTTTATTAACCACGCAACAGGTCTCGTCAAGTCCGGTGTATTACTCCACGCTTTGGATGATAGGCATTCCTATGAAATCCCTGTTTATCACCCTGTAACGTTTCGGCTCGTACTCCTCAAGCATGAAGATGTACGGGTTGACGTTGCCGTCGTGTATGTTATCCCTACTAAATACGGCAGGGAATGACAATACAGTGTTAGCCTCGTTGAGTCTGTCGTAGAACTCAACGAATCTGTCACCCTCGCTTGAGGTGCATACAATGGCGCGAAGTTCTGTCGCGTCGAAGAAATCTTTTGGATTGATATAACCCATAATTATTTATGCCCGATATTAAACCCTCGATAGAGCAGGCTTAGAATGTGATTATTAACTTTCCTTTTACTACTTATTCCTCGGAGTGTATTTTCTTCCAAGAGACTGACAAATCTCCCTTGAGATTTCCTCGCCGAGATACTTGCGGTAAATCTTACCGCTCTTTTGGGAAGTCTTGTTGATATAGCAAGAACCGGTAGGCCCAATATAGATGTCGTAAACGACACCCTTGGAATCCCTGTAGGTAAACCCAGTCTTTTCCTCGGCTTTGCCTGCCTTGGATTTGGCTTGCTCAACATAAACCTTACCCTCACGTTTAACGTCTTGGGCTGAGACGGCAACACCCATACCTAACACGAGTGTCGCAATCATAATGAATCTGTAAAACACAATGATATAAAACCCACCAATAAACACGTGGTGTAATCGTGGCTGCCACACAGAAAAGCACTGGCAACTCGTGCAGGAATGACGCTCTGTAAGCCAGAAGAGGTAAGTCTCTCTCTCGAAGAGACGAGTCTCTCGCTCACTCTCTCCGGATGGTAAGGTGCGACCCGCCAGACTTGACGGGGGTACCACCCCCGGGGGCGTCACCACACGGGGAGGGAAAGGTAAGAATCCTCCGTTTATATAAATAAAATAAAAAAAAATGCTAATCCCTCGCTTATAGAAATAAAAAAAAATCCCAAAAAAAAGAATCCTTCGTCTTTATAAATACAAAAAATATTTTTTTTGGTTAATCCTTATTGGTTTGTTTAACCCATATCTTTACTTTACTTCTTCTTGGTTTGCTTTGTGGTTGTTTTCAAAAGTGGAAGAGCCAATACTGCGTTGTAATAGATATAAATAAGGAATAAGTCTTTAATTGATTGATTGTCAATTTATTTACAGTTACACTTATACTCTGTTATTATAATAGTTTTACTTGGTTGAGGTATTGGTTTTACTTGGCTGGAGTAATAATTATAATCGAAAATGATTATAAGTAGATTTGATTTAATAAAATCTTATACTATGTTTGCGGTATAAATAATATTGTTATGGAAGTAAAAGAAAAAATTGTTGTTGATTGCGACAGCGGGGAAGTTATGGAGCATACCGCCGATATAGTAAAGGTTAGAAAGGTAAGTAGTGATTCTTTTGTAAATGTTTATCTTGATGATATGTCCGGTATATTGAATGTCAAGTCAAAGACTGACTTGCGCATACTTGCTTGGATGTGGAAGTTTTCTTCGTTTCCGAGTGATGGGTGTCCCGGCAATTGTGTGTTCTTATGTGATATGCTTATGGAGCGTATAGAGAAAGATTTGTGCATCTCAAGACAGACTATAAGGAATTGTATCTGCAATATGTCAAAATCTAAGATTCTCGTGAAAGACAAGAAGCACAGGGCTACTTATTATTTGAATCCAAAGTATTTCTTCAAGGGGAGGTTAGAGGATTTGCCTAAGATTAGAAAGGTTATGCTCGAATACGAGATTATTGATTAGTATTAACGTTGTCTTTTCGAAGCGCGGGTGATACCGGGAGAATTGTTATATTTGCGAAAAACTAAAGGTTATGAAAAAGTTTTTTAATATTATTATCAAGGTTTTGCTTTGGGTGTGGCAATTTCCGCAGCACTTCTGCGCGCTTGTTTATTTGAACAGGCCGTTTGACAGGGTTGATAATCTTGTCAGGCATTACGAGAGGCACGGATGGTCTTACGGAGGCGCGGTGACGCTTGGTGAGTATATCTTCACCAACAGGAACGTGAGTGTCAAGACTCTCACGCACGAGTACGGACATGCCATTCAGTCTAGGATGTTGGGTCCTTTGTATCTGCTTGTGGTTGGTTTGCCGAGTATAGTCCACGCATGGCTTCACGGAAGCGTATGTAAGAATAAGGATTATTATCATTTCTACACGGAGAGGTGGGCGGACAGTCTTGGTGAGAAATATATTGTAAAGAAGAAGTTGTATGGCGATAAAGATTAACCCGAAAAACAAGGGGAAATTCAACGCGACCAAGAAAAGGACGGGCAAGACTACGGAGGAGCTGACTCACAGTAAGAACCCCCTTACGAGGAAGCGCGCGGTGTTTGCCCAGAACGCGAGGAAGTGGAATAAAAAAGGTTAGATATGTCAAGATGGGATAAACTTTCTATGGGGGACAAGGCTGCTCTTGCCTCCTTTTTTGTTAATAACGGGGTTGTTGACCCCAAAGATATGCGCCGCATATATGACGAGGGAGGCGATGTCGGGGATATAAAACCTGCTGTTACAGAGGCTTCGTACCCGAGGGAGAGGGAGGTGCTTGATTTGGTAGACAAATCAGACGCCGATTTTGTGTCGAGGCTTAAGGATGAGAATAGGGTTACCATTCCCGATTGGGAAGGCAAGGGAGAGACAGCCACTCATAAACTCGGTTACGCCGAGGTTGACGGCAAGTATATTGTCTATCCTTTGGTGCAGAATATAGACGGCAAGCTGTATGACTTTAGCGACCCGCAATACGGGATGGATAAGGGTTGGCAAGCTCTTGACTCCGCTTTGTATGCCGGCGATTATGTGGAGTTGCCGTCAAAGGCAGACGCGAGATGGTTTACAGAGTCATATAAGAATCACTATCCGGGGTTTAACAAGTATGACGGAAAGACAGAGAAGTCACAAAAGATGGTTGTGCTTGGCAAGGATGATTATCTCGCTCCGGGTGAGCTTGAAGCCGCTGTTGTCACCTCAGACAGAAAGCCTAAGATGGAGATGCCTATAGACTACTTCTTTCCGGAGCGAAATGATGTCGATAACAAAAATGACACGTTGCGCGATGTGATGCAGAGTATGGTTGACAGGGAGAAGAGGAAACCAACACCTGTTGATATATTAGAGAGTTACAGGAGTGCATACAATAATCCTTTCCTTGCCAATCCTTTCTACAAGAGGTGGGCTGGAATAAACAGGTTTGACGAGGGTGGAGATACAGAAGAGGTTTTTGACACGCTTGACCCTTCTGTAGTATCGGCTGGCTTGTCAAAAAGGAATATACGAAAAGGCTCAAGAATAGTAAGAAACGTATTACGTAATCTTGATGATAACGGTTTGTATACTCCGGAGCAGAAGAAGAGAATGTCCGAGTATATAATAAGGGTGCAGGGAGGACGCGCAACACCGAGCATACCGAGAGTGATAGAGATGCGCAAGGGTTTGAAATACAAAAATAACGAAGGGATATCAGGGTTGGAGAGGGTGCTTTACGGGAGGGAGCCTGTTAAAGATATTATAAACGACATAAATTCAGACCACATAAGTTATGATGATTACGGCGGCAAGACGGTATATGGGTTCAGTTTGCACAATTATAACGGAACCATTCGCAATATGGATGAAAACTATGATAGGGATATAGTTGATTCGTATATAAACGGAGGTTCTCCATACGGAGGAAAAGAATACGAGGGAAAATATAATCTGGGACCGTATAAAAATTATATCAGCAAAAATTATAATGGAAGGAATGTTAAATCATATACATACGGAGATTCCGTACTTCCAGACAATGTTGTTGAAAGGTTGGATAGGTATGCCTATGATAGAGGCGACAACTCTTTTGTTGTCGCGGCGCATACGGATAACGGAGTAAACTTTGATTTGCAAGGCGACAAGGGTATCGTCCCATTTGACGCAGGTGGTCATCTATGGCAATTTATAAGGGATGATGACGGCAGGTTTTATGTCAGGCAGTCCGACTCGTATGATTTTGAGCCAAATCAGTACAAAAAAAGCTACGGAAAGTTGCCTTATGTCGGCAAGGCTTTATCAGCTCTTGATTCCGCTGGAAATCCTGTGCTTGTATTCAGCCAATGGAGAGAGGCTGACCCAAAAGATTTATATACGATAACAAATGGAGCCGTAAATACGAATAGTATAGATGAGGAATCCATTAATAAGGCGATAGCGCATAACACGCGGATAGATAACGGCAAATTTCTTAACGCTGTAGACAACGCGCTGACATTGATGACTACGGTAACCAGATAAATAATTTATTGTATAACTATTAATTTATTTGTAATATCAACCATTCTTATTATATTTGCATCGTTTGATGTTTGATTGATATGTATAGCCTCCTTTATGAGTGTTGCTCGACTTAAGGCTGATGCGAATTTTGGAGGCTTTTTTTATTGCGGGTTGACGCAGTGGCAGCGTGTGAGTCTCATAATCTCAAAGTCGTACGGTTCGAATCCTACACCCGCATCAAGTTTGTACGGGCTTATCGTATAAAGGTTATTACTGGTGATTGTTAATCACTCTATTGAGGTTCGAGTCCTTGTAAGCCCGCTTGTTAATAACGCTGTTTATGAAAAGGATAAGGGTTATACAGGGAGAGAGTGTCGCGTCCGTCATAAGGGAAGCCAACGAGGTTGGTGTCACCAAGAACGACTATTTGCAGATGATTATCAACAATGATAGCGTAATCCTTGTGTATTATGTCTGATATGATTGACAACTCAAACTATAATGACGAGCCTGTATTTTATTGCAGCAGGTGTCTGTCGCTCAAGGTCAAGTGCGAGGACGGGCTTGACTATTGCGACGATTGCGGCTGCGGTGATATAGGCGAGTCCTCTTTTGAGGATTGGGAGAGAATGTATGTTAAACGCTACGGCAGAAAATTCACAGAGTATGGAAGAAAAAAAGGTTACTAAGGGAGTGGAGGAGTTGAAGGCGGAGAACGAGATGCTGAGGAAGCAGCTTGCCGATGTCTACTCCGAGCTGAAAGGAAGGGATTACGCCATTATGCTGCAAAGGCTTGGCTTCCTCTTCAAGATTGTCGAGAACAACACCATGTTTGACGCGGACACCATCGTGATGGCTACGGATGAAATCAAGGAGGCGTTGTTTCCGAAGGCTGAACAAAAGGAGTCTTAGTCATGGGAAGGATAGCCGACAGCGTTATAAAGATTGAGGCGCCTGTCGATAACGGTTTCTTCAAGAGCTGGTTTATGTTTTTGGAGCCTTTCCACCACCTGACAGACAAGGAAATGGATGTCATGGCTTGCTTCGCGAGGCATAGGTATGAGTTGGGGAAGTCAATAAAGGATGACACTCTGCTTGACAGGTTTTTGTTCAGCGAGGAGGTGAAGCGTCAGATAAGGGAGGAGTTGGGTATGACAACCAATAACTTTCAGGTGGTTATGGGCAAGTTCAAGAAGAAGGGGGTTATGCTTGACGGAAAGATAAACCCGAAGTTATTACCCAATCTTGACTATGACAACCCCGGTTGCTACAAGTTGATGATTTATTTCAAGTTATGAAAAACCACAACGAGGATATAATCAGGGATGTCGCTGAAAAGACAGGCTATGACTACGACACCGTGCTTGAGGTGTACAATATTTATTTCAAGGAGATGAGGAAGTGTGTCGAGCGTGACGACTACTTCACGGACTTCAAGCCGGAGGATTATGAGGTGAGGAAGACAAAATTCCCGATGTGGAATCTGGGTTTCCTTTATATATCATTAGAGAGAGTGTTGAAAATAAACAGAAAGAAAATATGGAGTCTTATAAATACCGTTTAATCAAAGAGTTTTGTGACCTTGATGTCAATATGGACAAGCTCGATATGTTTATCGAGGCGAAAAAGCAGGAAGGCGTTGACGTGCATAAAGCATATCCGCATCATATAGAGCAGAAGGATGCTATGCTTGACTACAGCAAGGCTCTTGCCAACAGGCTTGTTGAAGAGTGTATCCTTTCGGAGTTTATGGATGAGGTGAAGAAATCCATAAACATAGACGAGCCTGAGGAGAAGAATCCCAGTGAGTCTCAGGAGGAACTTAACAAGGCGTTCGAGGAGGCTGTTGTCAAGTCGATCAAGGAGTGTTTCGGGATTGATGTAAAGGTTGATATTAAAAATCTGTAGATATGATTAAGGCGAAAAGGATTACACCGATGTTTAACCGCATCGTAACCACCGCAGACAGGGTCGAGGTGGACCAGAAGGTGAACGGTATAATCATACCCGAGAAACTTAAGGGTGGATACAGCGAATATCAGAGGGTTATAGCGGTAGGCTCTATGGTACACAACCTTAAGGAGGGAGATTTGGTGTGTATAGACCCGACGGCTTATGGGAGGCCTGTACATAAGGAGCATATAGATTCTGTAAAGGGTCTTTCCGAGGATACTGTGCAGATGGCTTATTATATTCCTACGATAGAGGTTGACGGAAAGGAGTGTATGTTTATAGCCGACAGGGATATAGCCTACAAGGTTGACGAGTATGAGGATATCAAAGAGGAGGATTCGTCCCCGCTTATAAAACCTCAGACTATAATAAGTTAGTTGGTTTGTGTGTATTAGTCGCCCTGCCCTTGAAGGGCGGGGCTTTTTTGGTTGTTTTGATATGAATCTTCTGCAATACAAGGATTACAAGGTTACCATAAGCGACGAGGCTTGGCTGGTTCCCTCCATACGCAAGCTGTTTACCATGGACAGGACTAAAAACAAGGATGTCTTCCTCAACCAGATGACATACCTTTACTTCTGCGCCGACGTGCGCAGCGACTACAACTATATAGATGATGTTGACGAGAAGTCCTCCACTATAATAGCAAACGAGGGCTTGCCGGATGACTTCAAGGTCACGCCTGAGTTAAACAGGGCTATCGATGATTATATAAGGTTGACAACAACGACGTCTTCCGCTCTGCTTAGGGATTCAATGGTTGCGGCTGAACGTCTGCGCAAGTTTCTTGTGAGTGTTGACTACAACGAGAGGGATGACAAGGGCAAGCCAGTCTATGCTGTAAATACAGTCACTTCGGCTTTGAAGTCAATCCCTGAGATAGCCAAGTCTATCAAGGAGACGGAGAGGATAGTCAATCAGGAAATGCTTGAGGCCGGAAGGGCAAGAGGCGGTAACGAGCATAAAAAATTATTCGAGGATGGAGCGGTATAGTGAGATTAAAAAGTTGGTCAGATGGGGAGAGTTGTTTCTTGGAGACAAACTTGGAGGGAATAGGCTAATATTGTCTGTGGAGGACAAGCCTAACAAAAAATTCCCCGCCTACCATAGTTTAAAGGTTGTGGTATATAATGTCAAGAGTAGGAGCGAAAAGACTTGTATGTGCGGCTATGAGGGTACATACAGGACGGTAGAAGAGGTTGATTCAATGCTTGACAGACTCGCAGTTGACTTTATATCTAAATTGTCGTCTTATGGAGTATAATTCAAAACAGACACCGTTTGAGTCACTCGGGTTGGACAAGGCTGCGGAGGAGGTTGGGCTTCAATATGATGATTTTGCTAATAATGTGCCTTTCATAAACTGGATGCTGGGTGCGCGTCCGAGAGCGAAAGACTTGCCAAGAGACGAGTCTGGCAGGATTATAATCGATATAACAAAGCCTCATATACTTGAGGATATGGATTATTTCAGACCGACAGCCATACATTACCAAAAGACGGGCAAGTTGTGTGACTTCAAGCCTAACGGCAACCCAAACAGCGATTACGGCGCCTGGGTTAGGGAGGAGACGCGCAGGTGTCTTGAGGGTTATGTCAGACCAAGCGACGGCGAGTGGATTACAGGCGACTACTATTTCTTTTTGAATTACTGCCCGATACAGTTGTCAAAAAGAGGCAAAGGCAAGAAAGCTAATAGGGTTGTTGACTTCCCTTTTGTTTGGGATGGACACTACTTGATAACGCACTATCTATACAAGGCAAGAATGAGCGGACACCACGCTTGGGAGCTAGCCCGAAGGGGTTCAGGCAAGGCGCATCCTTATAATGAGTTTGTATATACACCAGAAGGACTAAAGCGTTGGGGTGATATCAAAATAGGTGATACTCTTTACGGAGACGATGGGTTGACAACAAAAGTTATTGATATTCCTTTCGACGGAGTATCCCCTGTTTATGAGGTGACGCTTGCCTCGGGAGAGAAGGTGAGGTGTTCCAAAGGGCATTTATGGAGGGTTAGAAGCCATACAAAAAAGAAAGAGTTAGTTATATCAACCAAGGAATTGATTGGCTTATACAAGAGAGAACGTAAGGTTTCTGACAGAAATCCCAAGGGTGTAGAGTATGATTGCACAATTCCGTTAAGCAAGGGTGTTGATTATCCATACAGGAAGACAAAGGTAGAACCGTATGTTTTTGGTTTGCTTCTCGGTAACGGCAGTTTTAGGATTCCAAACTGTAAGGACAAGACATACTTTACGGCTCCAGACGATGATTTTGAGGTGTATAAGGAATATATCCCATATAAGTGGATAAAATATTCAAACACAAAGTTTGGATATAACTTGAATGTGCCTGGCTTTGGAGATATACTTAAAGAATACGGTTTGTTCTACAAGAAGTCCGAGGATAAGTTTATACCGGATGAGTATAAGTTCAATTCAAGAGAGGTTAGGATAAACATACTGAAAGGCATATTGGATTCCGACGGCACCGTTTATAATAAAAGAGGCTCAATAGATTTGGCGTTATCCTCAAAAAGACTCATAGAGGATGTCAGGTGGATTCTCGCTTCTCTTGGTATAAACTATTCAAAGATAAGGGTTAAACACACATTCTATAAAAATAAGGATGGTGTCAGGATTGACTGCTTGGATTCATACAGGATATCAATATTTTCAGAGATTGAGTTATTTAACCTTCCACGCAAGCTTTCCTTATGGAACCAAAGGAGTCTAACAAATTATGGCAGGAGCAAATATACCGGGACTAAAATAGTCGATATACAATACTTAGGCGAACAGAAAGCCAAATGTGTAACGGTTGATAATGATTCGCATTGCTACTTAATCAACAACTTCATCGTGACGCATAACAGCTTCTTGGGTGCTTCGCTGCTTGCCAAGAGGTTTATATTGGGTGAGTCTTACGAAGTCAACCGCAAGGTGCAGTGCGTTGTGACGGCATCAGAGAGAAAGTATCTTACTGGAGCGAACCAGATTCTTGATATGTTCCAGACTTATATAGATTTCTGCGCGACATATACAGAATGGCCTTATCTGCGTCTTATGGATTCCAAGCAGAACCTTCAATGGATTATGGGTTATAAAGATGTAGATACCGGCGTATCTAAAGGTACACTTAATTCGGTTATAGGTATATCTTCAAAAGATGATGACTCTAAACTGAGAGGCTCACGAGGTGTTTTGTATCTTATCGAGGAGTGCGGTACTTTCGCGAGGTTGCTTGATACATACAATACAATACGTCCTTCCGTTGAGGATGGAGACAGTGTGTTCGGCATGCTTTTCGGGTATGGCACGTCAGGTTCGAGCGAGTCTGACTTTAGGAGTTCCCAGGAGATTATGTATAACCCTGACGGATATAACGTGATGTCGCTTGAGAATGTATACGACAAGGTCGGGCAGGGCAGAAGCAGGTTCTGCTATTTCTTTCCGGGTTATCTGAATAGGTCTGAATGTTACGACAATGACGGCAACTCCGACGTGTCGAAGGCTTTAGTTGAGATACTCAAGGACAGGTATGTAACCAAGTATAACTCTACCGACCCCAACACTATAACCAAGCGTATAGCGGAGATACCTATAACTCCTCAGGAGGCCGTGTTGAAGGTTATGGGTAATCTATTCCCGGTAAGTGATTTGAACGCGAGGTTGAATCAGCTTGATTCGAACACTTCTGAATACAACGATGTGTATACAGGGGAACTTATATTTGACAATAAAGGGAATGTCAAGTTTATGCCTACGTCTGATATGCCTATACGTGTGTGGCCTACAAAGGACAACAAGGTTAAGGGTGCCATAGAGTTCTACGCGATGCCGGAAAAGGACGCCAACGGCAAGGTTTACAGGGAGAGGTATATATTAGGGCATGACCCGGCAGACAACGATGTGGCTGACACGATGTCTTTGACTTCAACGTTTGTATTGGATTTGTGGACGGACAGGATAGTCGCTGAATATACAGGCAGACAGGATTACGCCGACGACAACTTCGAGATAGTGAGGAAGCTGTGTCTTTTCTATAACGGGAAGTGTATGTACGAGCAAAATCGTAAAGGTATATTCGCCTATTTTTCGAAGATGAACTGTCTGTATCTTCTCGCTGACACACCTGAGTATCTAAGGGACAAGCAGCTTATCAAGTCGATAGGCTACGGCAACACAAGCAAGGGTGTCAACGCCACGCAGCCTATCAACAACTTCGCCGACAATTTGATTAAGGAGTGGCTCATCAAGCCTGTCATGATTAATATCGAGGAGGAAGGCGAGGTTAAGGAGGTGCAGGTTAAAAACCTTGTGTTCATCAAGAACAGGGCTTTGTTGCAGGAGTTGATTTCGTACAATCCCTACGCCAACTTCGACAGGATACGCGCCTTGGGTATGCTTATGCTTTACCGCGAGCAGTATATGGTGCTTTGGGGAGGAGAGGTTCGCAAGGATAATAACGTAGCCGACGACAAGTCTTATTTGGGTAACGATGACTTTTTCAGCAAGAATTACAGGCATAGGGGTTAATATCGTGTTAATCCCGTTGTTTCTGTAACATAGGTTGTTTATTTTTGCGGTTGTTAAATATTTATAGATATGAGTTTTGACTTTGGTTTTCCGAGGCAGCAGCTTCCGTTATCTTCCAAGACTAAGGCTTGGAGGAAGCGTTGCGTCGATTGGGGGGCCGACAAATCAATAGGCGACGACAATCCGGTGAGGAAGTCTATGTATCACAAGATGATAAACTATGACCTGCTCAACGGCAAGACACATATAGAGGATATGATGAGTGTTGTCAACCCGGACAGGATTGACGCGTCGTATATACCCTCAAGTATACAGCACTATCCCATAATGAACTCCAAGCTCAACGTGTTGCGCGGCGAGGAGTCGAGGAGGGTTTTCGACTATAGGGTTGTGGTGACAAATCCGACGGCTATAAGCGATATAGAGAGGGAGAAGCGGGATGCTTTGAGTCAGGCGTTGCAACAGGCTGTCATGGATTCGTCTATGTCTGAGGAGGACTTCAACGCGAGGATTCAGGAGGTTTCCGACTACTTCAACTATAACTATCAAGACACTCGGGAGTTCAGGGCTAACTGTCTTTTGAATCACTACTGGAAGGAATACAACATGCCGCTCATGTTCAACAGGGGCTTTGTTGACGGATACTGTGTCGGCGAGGAGATATATCACTGCGACATAGTTGGCGGGGAGCCTGTGATAGAGCAGATAAACCCGAGGATAATCAACCTGTATATGAATTCGTATTCATCAAGGGTTGAGGATGCCGATGTTGTAGTCATAGAGAATTGGTGGTCGCCAGCGAAGGTTGTGGATACCTTTAACGAGCAACTGACAGCAAACGAGGTGAAGAGGATTGAGGAGGCTTACACGACAGAAACAAACGGTGAGGATGTCAGCGACAGCGAGGAGTCCGCCAGGGGATTCATAAGGCTTACGGAAGGCTATCAATCACCTGAGGAGAGGTATGACAACAACGACAATATATCGGCTTCGGTTCTTTTTGGTGACGAGACGGTGCATTCGTTGACTCCTTACGACCACAACGGCAACATAAGGGTTGTGCAGGTCTACTGGAAGTCGAGGAGGAAAGTAAAGAAAGTCAAGTCTTACAACCAGATAACAGGAGAGGAGGAGTACAACCTTTATCCCGAGACTTATGTGTGTGACAAAAATAAAGGTGAGGAGGAGCAGACGTTGTGGATAAATCAGGCTTGGGAGGGTACCAAGATAGGAAAGGACATTTATGTCAATATGAGACCGAGGCCTATCCAGTACAACTCTATGAGTAACCCTTCAAGGTGTCACTTCGGTATCGTGGGTAGTATCTACAATATAACAGGCGACAAGCCTTTCTCTCTTGTTGACATAATGAAGCCTTATTCATATTATTACGACTTCATACACGACAGGCTCAACAAGACAATAGCCAAGAATTGGGGTAAGATTCTCCAGATGGATATAGCGAAAGTGCCAGAGGGTTGGGATGTAGACAAGTGGATGTATTTCGCAAAGGTGAACTCGATAGCTGTTGTAGACTCCTTCAAGGAGGGCAACAAAGGTGCGGCTACAGGCAAGTTAGCCGGTGGTTTGAATAACGCCTCTACTGGCGTTATAGACCTTGAATTAGGCAACTCCATACAGCAACATATAAACCTTCTTGAGTACATCAAGTCAGAGATGAGCGAGGTTGCGGGCATATCCAAACAAAGGGAGGGTCAGATAAGTAACAGAGAGACTGTAGGGGGTGTCGAGAGGGCTACACTTCAATCGAGTCACATCACCGAGTGGTTGTTTATAATACACGATGACGTGAAGAAGCGCGCCATGGAGTGCTTCCTTGAGACGGCGAAGATAGCGTTGAGGGGTCGCTCGAAGAAGTTCCAGTATATACTGCCGGACAACGCCATAAAGGTGATAGACATAGACGGTGACGAGTTTGCCGAGTGCGACTACGGTATTGTTGTTGATAACTCAAGCGACATACAGCAGTTGAAGTCGCAGATAGACACTCTCGCGCAGGCGGCTTTGCAGAACCAGTTGCTTTCCTTCTCCACGCTTATGAGGATTTACTCATCATGTTCTCTTTCTGAGAAAGTTCGTCTTATAGAGCGCGACGAGAAGCAAAGGCAGCAACAGGCTGAACAGGCGCAGCAGCAGCAGTTGCAGTCGCAGCAGCAGATAGCCCAGATGCAGCAGCAGGAGAAGCAGATGGAGATGCAGCTTGAGGATACGCTCAACCAGAGAGACAACGAGACCAAGATTGTCGTGGCTACCATAGGAGCGCAATCCAGGCAGAACGAGTCAAATGACGGCATAGTGGAACCGGACGAGAATGAGAGGAGGAGTCTCCAGGAGAAGATACGCCAGTTTGACGAGAGGCTAAAACTCGACAGGGAGAGGCTTGAGTTCGACAAGAGCAAGTCAAAGGAGGAGTTGAGGCTTAAGGAGAAACAGATTAACAAACCAAATAAAATAGGTAAATAATGGATGAGATAGTAAAAGGTGTGGTCGAGACCACTTCTGTTCCGGATAACGTGGAGCAGTTGGTGAAAGTTAATATAAAAGACGGAAAGGCTTCCGCCACTTTGTTTGCCAATCCGAACGGCTCGAAGATTAAGCAGAGACTTGACAGTCTTGAGGAGAGGTTTAATAACCTTAAGACAATCAATTACGAGGAGCTTTACGGTCCCGGCAATATAGATATCAAGCAGGGTGGAGGATCCGGTGATGTCACAAAGAGTTATGTTGACACGCAGGATAACGCCACCTATGAGAAATCAAAGTCTTATACGGACAGCAAGATTACTGATTTGCGAAGTTATGTAGACAACGCGTCGAACACTACGCTTATACAGGCCAAGGCATACGCTGACTCACTCTCTTACGGTGGTGGTTCAGGCGGTGGCGGAGACAAATCCACTGTTGTTCTCATAGACGCCGTAGGCAGGGCTTCACAGGCTCGAAGTGAGGCTTATACGGCTTATAAGGCGGGAAAAGCAATAGTGCTTAAATGCGCCGCAAATAAGTTTATACCTATGACTGTTGTGGCGGAATCCTCAAACACTGTTGACCTCAAAGGATTTGATTTGAGTTATTCAGGCTATACGGTGACACCAAACGTAACATTGGTTACCCGTATGTGGACTCTTGATTCGACAGGACTTAATTATGTGGAGAAATTAGTGCCTATCAATTCTTGCAGGACATTTGATTGCACGAACTCTTCTGTTATAGCGAATACATTTGCGAATGCGTTGGATTCATACAACAACGGATTCTCAGTTATACTTAAGGTTGATGCGAACACGTTTGTTGTGGCGAATACAGTCACTACGTCGTCCCTTACAGGATATACCTTCCAATTCAACACCGGAACCACATCCGAGGGACAGACAGGTATAGTGTCTGTTGATATAATAAGATGGAGACTTACAAGCGTCGGGTTGTCAAAGGATACATTCAGCACCGAATCTATTTCCGGAGGCAGCGGAGGTGGTGGTGGAAGCGTAACATTAAGGCAGGCTTTCTCAACAAAGACTACAAGTCTTGCCATGCCTAACAATCCAGATGACGACCCTACATTTTGGAATCAGTCAAGCCAGACAAGCGCTTCCATATGGGCCGCGCAGAAATCGACAGGAAACGATTGGGTTATTTGGAAATTGCAGCCACAGGATGGCACAAACGGTACCGACGGAAACGGAATAGCAGACGTGCAAAAGGCTTACGCCGTATCTGATTCCGGCACTAAAACTCCAGCTGACAGCGAGTGGAAGTCTACTATGCCAGATGCAAAACCTGGCCAATATATATGGTGTAGAATAACTATAAAATATACAAGTTCAACATCCGATACTGTTTATTATACAGTGTCTTATATAGGCAAGAATGGACAGGATGGGGCGAAAGGCACTCCTATCAATATAAAGGGTAATCTTGAGAGTAAGGAGAAACTCCCGACAAGCGGAAACACAAATGGAGACGGATATATAATCGACAAGGATTTGTGGGTTTATGACGGAAACACAATAACATCTGACAAGACGTATAACGGATTCACAAATGTCGGTGTGATAGTAGGTCCGAACGGCAAGACAAGTTGTTTCCATAGGGCTTGGTGTAATGGCGACCCTGCAAACGGTGATTATACAGGGTTTGATACAGATGCTCCAGACGGTTCTATGTTTGATTATATGGGTACCTATGTAGATTATGTGGATTCAGCCGAGGAGGCTTATAATCATCCGGACTCTACAGACCCTACTGATTACAAGTGGACCCGAATAAGAGGTGTGGATGGAGAGGATGCCATTACTCTTGATTTTGACAACGACTCCGATTCCATAGGGTTGACTTATGAAGGCAAAGTCGAATACGACCAGTCAATATCAACAAACGTCGGCATATTTGAGGGACAGAAGGTGATGGAGATTCAAAATATTGAATGCGTCGCGCCTGACGGCATGACGATACAGACCCTAACCTCTGGAAGCGGAAGCGACAGATATCCTGGTAAACTTGTGATATCAGTAAAGGAAGGAGATACTTATATAAAAAACGGCTCGAATAATATAACCGTTACCGTTATCGGGAAGTGTACAAACAGCGAAAAGACGCATGTTGTATCAAGGGTGTTCCATATAACCGGAAGAAAAGCTGGCTCTCCAGGGGAATCGTCAGTGATTTACAGGCTTGTTTTGAGCAACTCCGAGATACGCAAGTTTTCTGACGGAAGTTATAGCGTAAATTTTGTTTCCGTAACAAAGAAACAGAAGAAGGTTGGAAAGGCAGAGTGGGTCGATACTACAGACGGGGAGATTAAGTATTCAATAGACGAAAGTGCGGAGAAGACACCTTGCGAGTTAAATTACGGAATATCTGTAGCGAACGTCAGAAGGTGTATTGATTTCTACCTTTACGTAAATGGCGTGCTCGAGGATGGTCCCGAGCATATACCGCTTAACGAGAATGGTACTATAGGTGAGTCGGCAAAAGTTGTAAGTGAGACTTATAGATACGCTGTGTCTATGTCATTCACAAAGACGCCAAACGATTTGACGGCCTGGTCTGAAGAGCCTATTGATATAGAGCCAGGACAGTATCTTTACACAGAAACAAAAAGAGAGTGGAATAACGGTGACATAACTTATTCTTACTCTTGGACAAGAGGTGGACTTAACGGTTATTCGAATCTTCCTTTTGTGTCAACAGTGTTTATGAGAAGTTCAACGCAGCCGAACACGCCTTCTGGAGGAGATTATAACAACCCTCTGCCCGAGAGTGACGGTTGGTCTGACGGAGTGCCTGAGGGTACAGCAAAACTTTGGTTCAGCCAGAGAAAATTCACAATAGACGGTTTGGCGCCCCAAGAGTCTTCCTGGAGCGAACCGTTGTCTGCGTTAAGTTCATCAACGCTTAATATAAGATATTCATCAGCTGATGAGTGTCCTAAAACTCCAGATATCGAACCATCGTCTGTATGGTCGAGCGTGCCTGATTTGAATTCAAAATGGGGGGCGTATCAGTCAATAGTAAACAATGAGAAACAACCTTGGGTTCTTTTGCAAATAAAAGGAGAAGGTAGCAGAATAGACACAGCATCTGCAGCCACTCCTTTTATGGGCGAGTGGGACGCGTCAACCAAATACTACGGTACAAAACTTAGGACTGACATAGTTAGAGTCAGCGGCACTTCTGGTGCAGATGACCCTGCGACTTACTATTACATAGCTAATAAGGCTAAAAATTTTGATGGAGTAGTAACCCCTCAGCCTGGTACTACAGAAGGTGACAAGTATTGGTTGAGGTTTGGTGCAAATTATGACAACTTGGCAACGGGATTCTTATTCTCGGAAAAGATAGGGACTGATATTATTAATGCTGTTAACGCAAAGATAGATAATCTTGAAGTAGAAAATATTGGGTCAAAAATAGTAGACGCAATTAATCTTTCTGCAAAAAAGGCAGTGTTTAACGATGTTATAATAATTGGTTCGTCTAGGAATCCATTTACTTCACAGACAGACTCATTCGACACGAATTATAATGATAATATATCAACATATGGTGGTGGGTCTTTCTCGTATGCATATACAATACCTTGCGACATAACACAGAGCGGAAGGTTGATAAGGGTTGTTAATTTTATGTGGAATTCCGTTACAACAAGTGGGACTGCTACAATAAGTGTCTCAGATGGTTGCTGCTTCTTTGAGAATGGTATCAGAAAGGAAAGCATTGTTATTTCGAGAGAAATTGTTGAACTTCTTGGATATGGTGACACAGATAGATTCTATGGATGGATTGTTGTGGGTCGAGAAAACCTTTTGACGACAAAGTCTTATGGAAGACAATTGAATATACTTGCACAGGGTGTATTTAGTTGCGGAGCGTCGCCAACAATTGATTCTAACGAAACATTTACATTTGATAATACAACGCTTAATGACACTGCCTCTGCAAACTCGCTTTCTATAACAAGGGTTAGCACCGGAACATTTAAAGTTAATATTCCAAGTTATTGGGGACTCGATAGTAATGGATATATAATAATGCTTACGGTACTCGGGAGGACAGATGCAGACAATAGTATTGTTACGAGCGTACATGAAAAGACATCTACATCATTTCGATTCAGTTGCCAATCTGTAAAATCTAATTGGATTGATGATGTCAAGGTAATGTTTATGATATCAAATGTAAAGGATTGGTCGTCAATTAAACAGGAAGTTGACCCAAACTATAGACACATACTTCCATCTGGTGTTATAGATATAAATAGAGAACCAATGACTGTTGTTGCTGATTGGATTACACAACCTTCAGAGTCATACAAATATCTATTTGCAAGTGATGATATTGGCTCTCTTGGAATGTATAAAATATCCGATAATTACAGCAACGGAAGATTCTTGTTGGATAATGATGGATATAAAAATCTTATTACAATTTATGATGGCAGTCCCTCAGCAACAATGTATTTAGCGTTATCAAACACTAGTAACGGGTCTGTTTTGGAAAGGGTTTCGGACGACTTTAAAGTTACCCTTATAAAGAATGTTTTGTCAGACTTTAAAAAATATAGTGGCACATCATTGATTGATAACCCGATGAAATAAAGCGAACAATAGTCGTATAAGGCTTTAAAGTCATAATATGTTAAAGAAAAGTCACGATGACTATATCTAGATTAAAAAACATTATTATTGTATCTGTTTTAATTCTGGCGTTGACTACAATTATAGTTCAGCGCCAGAATATAAAAAGATATAGTAATTATGTAACGTTGTTGGAGTCAAACAATAAGGCTTTAGCTATACAAAGGGATTCAAATGCAAATAAGGCTATAGAGTTTAAGAGTACAATTGAATCACTTGAATACTATAATGATTCTATATCGCGCAACCTTAAAGAGACGTATGAGAAATTAAATATCAAGGATAAAGCAATAAAGCGTCTTGAGTATATAGCATCAACGGCGTTAATACGTGACAGTATTGTCGTGAAAGATACTATCTTTGTCGAGGATTATCATCTTGACACGTCTGTTGTAAACAAATGGTATAATATAGGTGTCAAACTTGATTATCCAGGTAAAATTGAGGTCAATCCCAAGATTGTAAGCGAAAAGTATATAGTGTCACATACATCGAGGGAGACAGTAAACAAACCGAAAAAGTTCTTCTTATGGAGATTATTCCAAAGGAAGCACAATATAGTAAGGGTGGAAGTGGTTGAGGAGAACCCGTACATAACAAACACACAAACCAAATTTATAGAGATTGTGAAATGAGCGAATTACTTATTACAATTGTTACGGCGGTAATATCCTCAGCCGCGTCTGGTTGGGCGGGTTGGTTCTTTGCAAGGAGGAAATACAACGCCGAGGTTGAGTCTAATGACTTGCAGAATCTTCGAGATAGGGTGCAGGTAGTCAACGATATTGTTGATACTTTAAAAACCGAATTAGACAGGTTGAATACGGAGAATTCAAAACTTCGTGAAGAAAACGACTTGATGGATCGGAAGATAACAAATCTTACGACGATTATTTTGAATCATGGAATAAACATAAAAAAGGAGTTGAGAGATGTTGAAAAATCTTAATGTTGTAAAGTCAGAGTATGCCCCAAAGGATATAACAGCACTTTGGCTTAAGAAAGAGAGCGGCAAGGCATCCTTGTTTTGGTTTGACGGTCTCAAATGGTGCGCGTTGACTTCAAGCGCATCAGGAGAGGATGGTAAACAAACTATGTTTGATGTAATCTATACGGACGGTTCCGACGAATCAAAGTCTTCTAATCTTGAGTTTCTCAAAAAGTATGGTGTTGACAAATCAATACCTGTGCTTGTGCAGAACAAGAACGGACAGAACGTTGTCGGCAACTACTATAACGGAACAATAACCACACTTGTTGACGATGCGCTTCATGTTATTGATGTGTCGTTTGATACTGGTGATGTCACCGGTATGACAGATATAGATATTTCAAAAATTGAAGAGTATACACATCTTGAGATTGGCGACTCTACCGAAGTCAAGACATTTAATGTCGAACAACTCAAGACTGGCACACAGTTGGTATCTATTGATTATGGCTATGGTGTTGCCACTTGGAACAGCACGTCTGGTGGCACGGCTAATATCACAACCGCTAATGGTCACATCGTCACTTATAGCATAGCCGCTGACGGTACTGTCACAAAAACCGACGAGATAGAGAATGCCATTCTTCCGGAGACTGGCAAACAAGGGCAGTATCTTGTAAAAAAGGCCGATAGTGGAAACGAACTTGAATATAAGGATTTGCCTGTTGCTACGGCGGATAAAGCCGGTATTGTCAAAGTTGGCTCTGGCATTAACGTCGCTGATGATGGTACTATCTCTGTTGATTTGAATTTTCTTGACCAAGTAAGTTATGGCATTGAATGGGATACGACAGTCGCCGATTCGGCTTGCACTCGTATTGGCAATATGACTATGCATAGAACCCTTCCTATCCAGTCTGCTTTTAGGGGTTGTGTTGCCAAAGGAAAAGATATACAATACTATCTCGATCCTAATGATTGGTCTAAAAAAGCTGATGGTTCTGCTTCCGTGCTTGATGGTACAGATGGAGATGTACGTGTAGATACTGGCTGTAAGTGGTATTATAAAGGATTTGAGAGTGGTACCAAACGTCAATTTAGGATGTCTCAAACACAAGTTGATTCTACTTGGGTTGAGGTTCCTAGAATGCTTGTAAGTGCTTGGGGTGTTACTCTTGATAGAACAACAGCAGATACACCTAAGGCTTGTGTTGTTATGAATACGACCGCCAACTTCAGAGGTGGCAATAATTCTGATACTTTAGACACATATCTTACAACACTTTCTTGTAGAAGCAATCTTGGCAAACCTGCTACTAATGTTTCTCGACCTAATATGAGAACTTATATCGCCAACGCCGCTAATGATCAGGAGATACTTTGCTATGACTTCTATAAGGCTCTTGTTTGGTGTTATTATGTGGAGTATGCAAATTTTAACTGTCAATTGCCTTTCAATGCCGAACTTACAAGCGAAGGTTATCATCAAGGCGGACTTGGTAATGGCTTGACTACTTTTAGTCAACCTAATGCTTGGGGTAAATTCAATTCTTACAATCCTATTACTCCTTGTGGTTATCTTAATGATATTGGTAATTTTAGCGGAACAAAAGAATTGTCTATTCCAACAATAGTTATAGATGATACTTTAACTATCAATGCTGTTAAATTAACTCCTTGTAAATACAGAGGTTTTGAAAATCTATTCGGAGATTATTGGAAAAATCTTGAAGGTATTGTTTTGCAAAAACCAGATGCAGATTCTGCTAATGTAGTATATGCTACATCTGATAATACAAAGTTTGACGATGAGATTTCCAACAAGGAGATTCGAGGAGTTGAGGCAAAGGAGAATGGATATGTAAAGACATTTGTGTTTGGTGATAAGGCTGAGATTATACCCGCTACAATTGGTGGCAACACCTCTACATATAAAGCTGATTATCATCATACGGATAATAGTATAGGTAAAAAAGCGGCTTTATTTGGTGGCTTTGCTAACCATGATATTTCTGCGGGTTTTGGTTTTTTGCTTTCCTCTTACGGTGTTGGTGATGCCGCTGCTAATCTGGGTTTCTTTAGCGCAATAAGATTATGCTAACAGAAATATAGATAAAAAATATTTTGAAATTCATTTTCGTTCTTATTTTGGTTGGTGTAAATATTGTAATTCTAAAAATCTTCTTTATAAAATTCAAAAACTTACAGGGATTAAATATACTAATTGGGTTGCTTCTTATATTAAAATTTCTAATCTTTATAATAAGATTATAAATGTTATTGATATAGATATACACAATAAATATTTTAAAATTAATTTTGTTTATAAAGGACATTCTTATTATACTATTTCTGCCAATAAAATACTTTATAAAACTATAATAAATAAAAAACTTCCAACTACTATTAAAATATGGAAATCAAACAATTATTTAAGACAAATGAACAACCTATAATTATTAATAGGCTTGGTAATAATAACTATATCTATACTTATGTTATCGAAACTGGTAATGAAGATGTGGTTGATATTGACGGTAAGACAGAAAACAAACCTTATTGGATTTGCACTTGGGTTAAACTTGCCGGACTTCCTAATTATTCTGATTGTGTGAAAGGCATTATAAGAAATTATTATACTGCCGAAGAAGAACTTAATCTTATTAATGTCGGCTCTAAACTTCAACTTGGGTTTGATGTGTCTCAAGATAAACTTAAAGAATATGAAGATTATCTTAATACAGTTGATACTATTAAATCTAAAGTTAAGAAAGATTTTAATATTGAAGAAGCGGCTGTTGAATATGCTGATGTAGTTAAATCTACTGATATTCAGAAACTTATTAAAACGCTTGCTAATACTGTTGAACTTTCCGACACTGTTGCTCTTGAAATAAAATCAGTTTATCCAAGATTTGCAGACCTTATTGGTCAAACTGTAAAAGTTGGAACTAAACTTCTTTATAAAGACAAACTTTATAAAGTTATTCAAGAACATCTTGTTCAATCTCAATATACTCCTGGAACAGGAACTGAAAGTCTTTATACGGAGATTAGCGAGTCTCATAGCGGTACCGCTGATGACCCTATCCCTTACAATAACAATATGGCTCTCGAGAATGGCAAATATTACGTTCAAGAGGGTATTGTTTATAAGTGTACAAGAGATACCGGCAACCCTGTCTATAATCCTCTTAAGGATTTGGTTGGAACTTATGTCGAGGTTTATAATGCTTAATATATCAAGGCTGATGTTAAAGTCAGCCTTGATTTAATCTTAAATGATATGCACCAAAGATTAATGAAACGCAATTGGGATAAGTTCATTAAAGACAATTATGTTTTCAAAGGTATTTGCACTGCCAAAACTGTTGATGCTTATTGGGGTGCGGGTTCTGGAACAGATTGTATTCATTATGAACTTAATAAAGATGGTACTTATACATATTATTGTATTAACACTAATCAAGCCAAGCGATGGTTGGATAGATTTATTTGGTATAATGTTGATGATGTTGTTTCTTTAGAAGTCAACCCTAATGTTGAGGTTTTTGACACCAACAATAATAGATTTAATAGCAAAAAGATTCAACAATATAATTTTAACGATGTAAAGGTTCGTTCAAAGAATTGCAGAGAGACATTCTATACTTGCGATAATATCGAGACTATTGATATTTCAAGTTGGAATATGGTTAATAACACTGACTTTTATGCCATGTTTGCAAGTTCCGCTGGTACAAATGAATTTGTTTCTGCTTTAAGAACAATTAAACTTCCTGCTGATTGTGGCAGTAAAGTTACTCAATGCCATAAAATGTTTGGTTGGCACCACGGTCTTGAAACTATTACTGGTATGACTACTGTTGATTTTAGCAACTGTACAAACTTTAGTGAAATGTTCTGTGAGGACTTTAAACTTAAGAATGTTGATTTTAAAATTGATGGTTGGGTTACTTCAAAAGCCACGGATATTCATAGTATGTTTTTAAAATGCTATGATTTGGATTTTTCTAAAATAGGAGATTTCACTACTTGGGATGTAAGTAATGTTACTGATGCTTCTGGTCTTTTTGCTAATTGTGGATTTGTTGATTTAGATTTAAGCGGTTGGGATTTTAGTAAATGTAAAAATATTAGTATGATATTCCAAGACCAACTTCATGTTCATAAAACAATTAATCTTTCTAATTGTAAATGGACTGAATTTCCAGACAATAGTGAAAACATGTTTTATAATTGTAGTTCTCTTGAAAAGATTATTGCAAAAGGTGCAAGCGGTATTCTTCAAACATCTCTTCAAACGAGACTCGTATTAGAGATTCCTGATAGAGTTTCTTCTGATAGTTTTACTCTTGTCTTAGATGATGGTAATTATAGATATGATAAAACAGATAGTCAATGGGTTAAAATAAGTTAAATTATGAATGATTTGATTAACAAAATCGGACTTGATAAAATAGCGCATTTTGGTATTGGAGCCGCCATATGCTCGTTTATTACAATGGCATTCTTGTTTTCGTTGCCAATCGGAAATATACAGGAATATTCATGGTCTCTTGTTTTGCTTTTGCCAATTCCGGGATATATACTGACGGCGTTGTTTGCATGGGCTAAAGAAATGAATGACAACACTCCTAACATCAAAGACTTTGTGGCTTCGATGCTTGGTTGTGTCTTTGTGCATATCGGTGCGGTGATAGGCTGGCTGCTCCACTTCGGTAATGGCAGAGATTTGATTACTACGTGGTGGGGTTGGGTTATATTCGGCGTGATAATGACGGCTCTCGCCGTCGCTTGGGTTGTATGGGTGGCGAGGAATTTAAAGAAAACCAAAAAGAAGTAGGTTAAACATTAATGTTATGGCTGTAAAGACAAAAACAAAAGGCAAGAAGAAAAAGACTACAGGCAGACCAAAACCGATGACGCCAAAGGCTGGGTTGAACAAGAATAAGTATTGCAGCGGTGGACGAATCAAAAATTCTTGACGCGCACATAGTAAACAAGTTATTTGTGATAATGCTTAAATACGCTCCGGCGGCTATGGTTATATGCTGTATGATTAACACGACCGGAGCGTATTTAGGTTATGATACAAGTGTTTTAAGTTATGTATCAGGGATATCGCTCATACCGTGGCTTTTCATGCTTGTCGCGTCAAAGGCGTTCAGGTTCTGCATATACCACAGGTTTATGCTTTACTACATAATGATTGATAATATAATCAACGTGATTGATTATTATATCGGTATACCGGTAAAGGACTTCAGCATACTTATGATACACTATGTCACGCTTGGTTTGGTCATGTCCGTGGCTGTTTATAAACACGATAAAAAGATAAGGAATGAACGTAAAAGACAAAATAAAGAGACTGCGTGAGGTGGTTGTATCTGAAATGCAACCTGATAACGCTGATGTGCTATGGATTAAAAAGAATACAGACTCGACGTATACGTTATTCATCAACGATGGTTTGGAATGGATTACACCGCAAGTCAGCGAATCAAAAGGTACGCAACTATCCGACGCGCAGATTGAGGCTATACGCAAGGCGGAAAACATAAGGGTTGACGGTTCGGGCATATTGTTTCTTTCTGACGACGGTACATATAAGGATTTAAGTTCTTTTCTTTCCGGATATGCCAAATTGTCAGATATCCCGTATAGTACCTCGCAGTTAAGCAATGACAGTGGTTTTGTCGCTGAATCCGAATTACTTGAAAAACACTACACAAAGGAGGAGATTGACGCCAAGATTGAGGCGGTAGATAATTTTGATTCCACAAAATATTATACAAAGGAAGACACGGAGTCTTTGCTGGATTCAAAGGCTGACAAGTCTTCTCTTGATGATTATGCCAGAAAGGCAGACATACCCTCTGTGCCATCAAAGATAAGCGAACTCGAAAACGATAGCAAGTTTATAAAGGAAAGCCAGGTTGACCGCGTTTTGATGTTGTCATCTGGCAATCCAATAGCGAACGATGTCGTAAAGACAGAATTTAATAAATATACGTCGCTCATAAACAAAAGGATGCCTCTGCTTGATGATATAATATTAACCAGATTCAATGAGGCTTACAACAAGGATACAGGAAGTGATTTGGCTACATATTACGACACGTATTTTAAGAATATCAATGATTACTCTTCATGTGGAAGCGCCGGATATAACTCAAGCAAAAATGAGAACAACTTCTTTATCAACACGTTGATAGTGTCTGATATCAGCGAATCAAACGGAGGAGACGGAAATGTGCGTTATATGCTTTTTACGGACGAGTTCGGCGAGACGGGGAAAATAAGCAGCACAGTAAGGATTATAACAATAGACAAGACCGCGAAGACCCTCACGTCAAAGAATACGTATGACTTGATGGTTTCTTCCGGGGGTTCCGGAACAAGTGATTACGGTGAGCTGTCTAACAAGCCTTCGATAAATAATGTAACGCTGGCGTCTGGGAACAACACGCTTGACGCCTTGGGTATACAGCCGAAGGGCGAGTATGCCACGAGTTCGGCTTTATCAGCATTGAATGAGGCCAAGATTGACAAGACTATAGCTAACTCAAACTTCGATTCAATCAATTCCGATATAACGAGTCTGAAGAGCAAAACGTCCTCTATGGATAAGAGTCTTACGATAGTTAACGACCAGGTGACAAAACTTACAAACGACAAGCAGGACAGTCTTGTCAGCGGAGAAAACATAAAGACGATAAACGGCAACTCTCTGCTTGGTGATGGCGATATATCAATATCGGCTGGAACGAATGTCACGGTTGATACCGCGTTGTCGTCAACGTCAACAAATCCAGTGCAGAACAAGGTTGTGAATACAGCGTTGTCAAACAAGGTTGACAAAGTGTCTGGAAAATCATTGTCAACAAACGACTTTACGAATGAATATAAGGCAAAGGTGGATTCGGCGCTGCAAAACTATACAGAGACAGACCCTACTGTACCGGCATGGGCGAAAGCCGCGACGAAGCCTACATATACAGCAAAAGAGGTAGGAGCGTTGCCGGATACGACGGAAATCCCGACGAAGACATCGCAACTAACAAATGACAGCGGATTTCTCACTAAACATCAAAGTCTTGACGGATATAGTAAGAAGGTGTCTTTCAACCACCTTACAATAAGGGGCGATGAGAGTGTAAGTATAACACCTAATGTCATGAGTATAATCGATGCTTCCGGATACACGTCAGGAACGATAAGTATAAGTTTAATTACCGCGGGGTATACGGTCACATATTTGCACGAATATATGATACAGATTATAATCGGCACAACCCCTCCGACAGTATCGTGGCCGTCATATCTTTTATGGCCAGACGGAAAGGCTGTGTCCCTCTCGGCCGGTTATGTTTTTGAGTTCCATATAACAAGAACAACCGCGGGATTCCTTGTGGTATGGAATAAATTCAAATCAGCGGTATGAGCGCGTTACTTAGAAGAAGGGAACTGCTCGGCAAAGTCGACTATATAGACGAGAGCGAACTTAAACCTGCTTTATATATAACCAACGGAGGTACAAGCGGTGTGTTCGTACCGGCATCGGGCGCATATATAGATACGGGTGTTGTTGATAATGCTAAAAACATATATCATATAGAGTTTAAATATCCAGACAATTCAATTACCGGGATGCAAAACGATGTGTTGCATTTTGCTATGGGGAGTTGTAACTCAACTCAAACAGGTGCGAATGTTACGCAGATATTCGGCGTGTTGTTTCCAACCGGAAGTGACAGTTATGGCACTAATGACAGTATGTATACAAAAAAGGTTGCCGGCATGTGGATTGGTGAGAGGGCTTCATATAGTCCGATAGCATTGTTTGGGCAACTTGAGACAGGAGTAAGCCATGTAATAGATTTGTCATTGAAAGACAACACTGTCACAGTGGCAAGTGACGGTGTTTTAAGGAGTGATTCAAAAATTGTAAACAGAACCACGTCCATAAAAACTCAAAGCACAGATTACTCGTGCTATCTTTTCGCCGTCAATTTCCGCGGCAATCCAAGAGAATATAATTATTCATTGTCTGAATATGTGACAACGGTACGCTCGTGGGCTAGACTGTATGCTTTCTCAATAAAAGATGGTGATACAGGGGAATACCTTTTTAACGGGGTGCCAATGTTTGCCACAATAAATGGAGAGGATATATATGGCTTGTATGACAGCGTTAAAAAGAAGTTTCTTGTCTCTCCGAATGGTATCGCTTTTGAGGGCGAGCCTAAACCAAGTGATTAAAAAAAATAAATATCAAATGATATGCTGTATATAAAGAACGGAATAGTAAAGGATGAGTCGTTTATATTAATAAACGGTGACGGATGTATAATCACAAACCCGACTAAAGATATGATTCTTTCAGATGGGTGGGTCGAGTATAACGATGACAATTTCAGTGTCGACTCGGTAGACAAACAACTTAAAAACATGTTGCTTGATGATTATAATTCAAAGACTGACATAACCGACAAACAAGCATTATCAAAGCCTCTTCTTATTTATAGTTGGGATAAATACATAGGTTCTTCACTAAAAACCGGACAGCTTGTAGGATATGCCGAGAAAATATATAGAGTAAGGCAGGATATATCTGTTGTGCTTGAGAATCAATACCCGGGGGTTGATACGGCAGCCCTGTACGAGGTTGTGGAATTGCAGGCTGCAGGCACTGTTGACGACCCTATAGAGTTTGTCATACCTATGGAGATATTCAAGGATAAGTATTATACTTACAACGGAGTGAAATATCTCTGCACCAGGGATTCTCAGATGGCGCTCAATAACGGTCTTGACACCCTTGTCGACATCTACGTCACAAAGGTTGAGTAGCTTGATGCTCAACCTAGCCAACGACTCCCACTCCCGGCGAAGCCCGAGGGTGGGTTTGTTGTTTTTGTTGAGTAACGTTATTCTTTCCATAATACGTTTTATACCTTTGCTTTCGTAGCTACAGATAATGTTTAACACTAAAATGTATTTATTATGGCAGAGGATTCAACAAAAACTTATGTATTCGGGCAGGACGGCTCGTTCGGGATGCTTGGCATGCTCGCTCCGCTTCTACAGCAGAGGGGTATAGACCCTTCCGTATTGGCTTGTATGAAGAATAACAGCAACGGATTTGGCGAGGGCGGTTGGTTTATGTGGATTATATTCCTTTTCTTCCTTATGGGATGGGGTGGCAACGGCTGGAACGGTCGCAACGGCAACCAGTCTGAATGGCTTGCAAGCCAGTTAAACAATGATTACGGCAGAGACGTATTGCTTCAGGCAGTAAACGGCAACGGTAACGCTGTCAGTCAGTTGGCTACCACTCTCAACTGCGACATCAATGCCGTACAGGCAAGCCTCAACAACATCAGTAACGCTGTCGGAATGAACGGACAGCAGATTATCAACTCGATACAGATGGGTAACAACCAATTGGCTTCACAATTGGCCCAGTGTTGCTGCGACAACAAGTTGCTTGCGACCCAGCAGGGTTATGAGAACAGGATTGCAACACAGGAGCAGACATGCATGCTTGGCGGCAAGATAGACAGCAGCGCCAACACTATAAGCGCGCAGATTGCCGCCCAGACGACATTCCTTAGCGACAAGTTCTGCGACTTGGAGAAGAGGGAGATGCAGAGCAAGATTGACGCGTTGAGGGAGGAGAGGTCTACACTTCTGAGCAACATCAACAACGCGCAGCAGACGGCGGCAATCCAGCAGTATGTGGCGAGCGTGATATCTCCGATAGCCGCTGATGTCAACGCCATCAAGGCGGCTCAGCCACCTACCGTTGCAGTGCCTTATCCGCAACTTACGGCTGTGCCTTCTGTTTATGCGGCTAATCTTTACGGCTACAACACACAAGGTTTGTGGGCTTAAGTCAATAAAGGATGGAGGAATAAGTTATGCTTAACCAATATCTTTTCTACAGCAACAGAGGCGGCATACCTCGCATAGAGACGGAATCGGTGACTGTCGGCACCTCAAGCGTTGATTTCACCGTTACGTCAAGGAGGGTTTTTGGCAACGCTTTCAGCGGTTTGATACTGGTGAAGATGTCACAGGTTGTCCCTTCCGGAACTACAACTACGCTTCCGCTCACGCTCACGTCGGCTTCTGGGGTTAAGAATATAACAACCTACGACGAAGCCAATGTGACCGTGGCTGACTACAAGGGTGCGGGTATATACATTATGTATTACGACTCAAACAGCGGTGTGCTGCAACTTATAGGATAGTTATTTTGAATTATTAAAAACAAGGACAGATGTTTCAATCGGCAAGACAGAACGGGCAGGTTTATCTTCTCCACAAGGGAGACAATCCATACATAGAGACAGGTGTGATAACTGCGGCTCCGCAGGTGAAACCAAAGTATTCCATACCACAGGCTTTCGGGCAGAACGAAATGGTTGTCAACCTTACAGTAAACGTCAACGGTGTCAACCATAACTTCAAGGATTTGCCTTCCAACCTTGATATAGCAGATGTCTATATGGGTGCGGATTGCGTGGCTATATCCGACAGCAGGGATGCCATAAACAGCGAGGTGCTGTCGCTCAAGAAGAAGAGTGCGGATATAATAGACGGCTACGAGAAGCACAAGGCTTTGATTGCTGTATACGACAACATACTCAAGGACATAAACCCAGAGTTTGCGGAGAGGCAGAGCCAACGCGAGGAAATCGAGTCACTCAAGGCAAGGATAGTCTCTATGGAAAGTAACACAAACCAATTGCTCGAAAACAACAAACTGCTGCTTGAGCGTCTGTCCAAATTAACAAAGGAGGAATAGATTATGTCAAGAATGTGGGAAATACGTGAGAACGCCACGCGCTCGAGAAGGAGTGGAAGAAATGTAAGTGATGTCGATTACGACGACGAGGATGATGATGACTCCTACGAATGTGGTTACGATGACGGTTATCGTGCGGCCATGAAGGCTATGGGGCGCAAACGCTCAAGGCGGGGCGAAGCCGAGTAGAGTTGGAGGGGTGGGTTAAATCTAACTTACCCCTTCTTTTGTTTGTTTCTTTTTGATTGTTTTGATATGGGAATGAGATTGGATTACAACGCTAAACTGCCTTCTGGAATGGAGGAATACATAGAGTCATACGGATGGCACTTCTCGAAAAGGATGTGCGAGTGGGCTTGCTCGAGGATGTACAAGACTGTAAACAACAGGAAGGAATACATCAACCCTTATTCCAAGGATTGGGTTGAGCAACTGTTGCGCAACTGGTCTGTAAGTATAGATAACGACTACATATATGACGCCGTCTATATCGCCAATATGTGCAAGGCTGACTTTTTCGGCTCCGGCATAGCTGACGACCACAGGCTGGCTTTATATATAGGCGATATAATGAATGACCCCGACGGCTATGAGGGTATGGTGTTCACGAGGTTTTATGCCGACTGCATAGGCGGCGGAGTCCCTATAAACTGGGAGGATTTGATTTAGTTGTAGGTATTGTTTATATTTGCTAATAAACCTTTTCGATATGTTGGGAAGTATAAGGAGCGGGTTGTGCTGCATCATCAACGAGATAGACAGCGGCAACTCGGAATTGTCGAAGCAGGATGAGGAGACCTTATCCGGACTTATAAGAAGATTCGCTGTCGCGGACCGGCCTATGAGTAAGTATCAGGCGTATAACTATTTGAATGTCAGCAGGGCTACATTCGACAGACTTGTAAGGGAGGGCAAGATAGTATCGGGAAGGAAATTGGTTGGCTTCAAGGAGAAGGTCTGGTATAAGAGGGACCTTCTCCGCATAAACAATACAAGGAATGGAAATAAGAGTTAAGCGTGTCAAAAAGACAGACAAGGTAACCATTGGTACATTAAGCATCAATGGAACGCATGTGTGCGATACCCTCGAAGACAAAGACAGAGGATTGAAATCCACAGACAGTCTTGTCGATATAAACAAGGTTAAGGTTAAGGCTGAGACCGCCATACCTACCGGAAGATATAACGTCACATTGAAGGTAAAGTCACCGAGGTTTGCGTCAAAGGCGTATTACAATAAGTTCTGCGGAGGATTCCTTCCGAGACTTCTTGATGTCAAGGGATTCAGCGGCGTGTTGATTCACAGGGGCGTAAACGAGACTCATACCGAGGGTTGTATTCTTGTCGGCAAGGCTTCCGGGAATATATTGACAGACAGCCAGAGGTGCTTTGAGACGCTGTATGGCAAACTCAAGGAAGCCTCAGACAGGGGTGAGTCTATAACCATCACCATTGAATAATTCGTTAATGCTGGTATTAACGGATTATTAACATGTTTGCGTCTGGTTCGGCGCAAACATATATTTGCGTCAAATTGTAAACAAATATCACTATGGGAGAGGATTTTAATTTTGGAAGCATACTGGACGAGTCTGAAATCAACGACTTGTTTGGTGGCGGCGAGGAGACCGAGCGTGAGGAAAAGACGAGCGTAAGCGAGGAGGAGGGGAAGTCTCAAAAGCCGGAGGAAAAGGAAGGTAAAGAGAATGTCACCGAGAGTTCGATAGAAAGTATATTCGGCTCGGAGAGCGTAGGTGGCGATAAGAAAGATACAGAGGAAGGGAAGGGTTCGTCTACTAAGGCGACAGGCGCTTCTCCCAACAATTTTTCTTCCATCGCCAAGGCGTTGAAGGAGGACGGCCCGCTCTCTTCTGTTAATGATGAGTTCTTTGACAAAATCAATGACGCGCAGGGTTTCTCGGACGCGATTGAGGAGGAGGTGAGGAATCGTCTTGACGAATCGCAGAGACGTATTCTTGAGGCTCTTGACAACAACGTCGAGCCTGATGAGATACGCCAGTACGAAAACACGTTGAGATACCTCGACTCAATCACGGAGGAGAACATCACTGATGAGAGCGACAAAGGCGTCGAGTTGAGGAAGGCACTGATATATCAGGACTTCATCAACAAGGGTTACTCGAAGGAGAAGGCTACGAGGATGCTCAACAAGATTGTATCCGACGGGACCGACATCGAAGACGCCAAGGACGCTCTTGAGGCGAACAGGAGGTACTACAAGGATTCCTATGATGATTTGCGTGACGAGGCGAAGCGCGAGGCTGACGCCAAACGCGAGGAGTACCGAAAACTTGACGAGTCCCTCAAGAAATCCATAATGGATGACAAGGAGGTCGTCAAGGGTATAGGCGAGCTTGACAGAACGACAAGGCAGAGAGCCTATGACGCTATAAGCAAGCCTGTATACAAGGACGGCAAGACAGGAAGGGTATACTCGGCGGTGCAGAAGTTCGAGAAGGAGAATCCGGTTGAGTTCCGCAAGGTTATGGGTCTCGTGTACGCGCTTACGGACGGCTACAAGTCGTTCGACTCGTTGGTTAAGTCAAAGGTTGAGAAAGAGAAAAAGAAGGGTATAGCCGAATTGGAGAGGGTGATAAACTCAACCCCTAGAAACGGTGACGGAAGTTACAGGTTAGCAAACGGCGGAGGAGACGACAACTCGTTCCTTGACGGCATAGTTGCCCTTGATTTATAAACTAATTCATTTGTTTTATGGCATTACAAAAATTTGAAACGCGTGAGTTCAGCGGATGGGCAACTAACATCACCAAGAAGAACCACATCGACACTCTCTACCCGAGATGCCCTCAGATGGTTGCCGACTTCATGGTTGAGTTGCTTTCCCGCAATTTCGGAATGTCGCTTGAGTCAATCCTTAACAAATTCCCTACAAAGGAGTTCGAGAATGATGAGAAGTTCTGGTGGGATGTAATTGGCTCTTCAAGACGTAACATTCCTCTTGTTGAGGCAAGGAAGTTCGACGGCACCGTAGTGACGTCAGCCGATTCCGGTGTAGGCGCGAATGGAGAGCCTTTCTTCCTCGTGTTTGGCGAGAAGTACTTCTTCGACGGCGAGGTTATCCTCGGCAATCTCAACGAGGTATTCCCTCTGAGAATCACCGCTAAGGAGAAACTTGAGGGAACCAACTATGTCTATGAGGTTGAGCTTATCAACGGCAGAACAGACGGTATGCCGGGAGCGAGACTGCTTGCCGGTGAGAAGTTCAGTTATGCTTACGCTCCTGTTGAGAGAGGCCTCTCCAAGGGTGTCGGCGGAGTTCGCTATGTGTCTCCTTCAACGATGTCTAACGAGTTCTCCACAATCCGTATCAAGGATGAGGTTTCCGGCGACGTTTACGGACACAAGATTGCCATGGGTGTACCTGTGGTTAAACAGACCGAGAGCGGCAAGATGCAGAAAACCACAGACACGATGTGGATGCACTACTGGGAGTACGAGTTCGAGAAGACCTGGAGGGAATACAAGAATAACGTGTACGCCTACTCTACCTCTAACAGAAACGCAAATGGCGAGTATCTCAACTACGGTAAGTCAGGCGAGGTTATCCGTCAGGGTGACGGTCTGCTCGCACAGCTTAAGAGAGGCAACGTTGTTTACTACAACAAGTTCAACCTCAAGGTGCTTGAGGATACTTTGCTTGCTATCTCGACGGCTAAACTTGAGCTTTCCGAGCGTAAGTTTATCCTCAGAACGGGCGAGAGGGGCGCTCTCCAGTTCCACAAGGCTGTGAGAGACACCGTGTCGGGCTGGACTGAGTTTACCTACAATGGTGACAATCTCGGCGTGGTCAAGAAGGATAACTCTCCTCTTCATCAGAACGCTTTGCAGGCTGGATACCAATTCACCAAATTCTTGGGACCTAACGGCATCGAGTTGACTGTAGAGGTGGATCCGTTCTATGACGACCCTGTGATGAATAAGGTTATGCATCCTAACGGAGGTGTCGCCCAGTCATACCGTTACGACATCTTCGACATCGGCACTATGAGTCACCCTAACATCTTCAAGGTTGGAGTGAAGGGGCAGCCTACCGAGGCGAGAAGCATTATGTGGGGTATTAGAGACCCTTACACAGGAAGATGGGGCAACCCTAACGCCTCGTTTGAGGACGACAAGGCTATCATAACCAAGTTCGGACAGTTCGGCTTGTGCATACTCGACCTTACGAGAACCGCAAGCATAATCCCTTCGCTTCTTAGCGAATAATATATAAGAGCCGGTGCAAGTGGTTGACCCACTTGCCCGACTTGATTAATAATCGAGATATTGAATTGAAATCGAAAACAACAGGAGAAGATTTTTATGGAAGAGTTGATACAGATAGACACTACGGAAAAGGCTGACATCCCTATGCAGGAGGTGAGCAAGCCGGACAGGAAGCCAAGGATGCGTCTTGACAGGGCGGCAGACAAGCGGGTTGTGGCTGACAAGCCTATAAACTGCCTAAGGAACGAGAGGGTTACAGTCAAGTTCATACCGAACGAAACCGGAGGGCTTGACAGGAAACATCCTTATTACGGCGGAAAGGTTGAGGGGGCTTTCACGATGCTTACCGTACCGATGCTTAAGAACGGCACGATAGCGAATCCGCTCACAAAGGCCGAGAAGGAATACCTCGAGGAGATAATGCAGCTGGATTACGGCGCGTTGTCGGTCTACAAGAAGGAGGACAACTATTGGGAGAACCTTATGGTGAGGTTGGGTAAGGATGACACAATACTTGATTTGTCTGTGCCTACCGACTATATCAAATACAAGGTGCTTCTGGCGAACAAGGATATAGTCTGCCCTTCAACAAAAGACCTTGAGGAGAAGCCTAAGGCTACCTACCAGTACGTTATGGTTAGTGACTCAGACGTATTCACCGAGACCTCGAACAGGACGTCAAACAAGATGAGGTGCTACGAGGAGTTCGGCAGGGTTAGGGATGACAAGGATGTGCTGCGATGCATCATACACACAATCACCGGAAGGCAGGTTGATATCAACTCCAAGGTTGAGTTCATGCGCGACAAGATTGTGGATATGATAGACAATAACCCTAAGAGGTTCCTTGAGGTAATAACAGACCCTCTGCTGCGCATCAAGGTAACGCTCATGCGTGGTGTCGAGGAGAAGGTTGTGTCGAGGAGGGGTGAGTATTACTATTATGACGGGCAGCCTCTCTGTGGTGACAACGAGGCTCCGACAATAACCGTTGCGGCAAAGTGGCTTGGACTCCCTAAGAATCAGGAGCTGCTGTTTTCGATTCAGGCAAAGACAAAGTAAGATATGACTGTTGACGATTTCTCCATAGAGTTCGACTTGCTCTTCAACAACATAGCGTCAAACAAGGCGCCGGGTCTCAACGACTACGAGAAGAGCCTTTTCCTCACACAGGCGCAGGAACTTGTCGTGAGGGGGTTATACTCGTCTGGCGAGCAGTCTTTCGAGTCTACGGAGGAGTTGACGTCATACCTTTCAAGTGTTACCAAACGTATGGGTTTCACCTCTTTTGAAAAGGACGAACTTTACGGTTGGACCACATATAAGGTTGAGATTCCTTCCAAGGTCTGGTATATAACCCTTGAGAACGGGGTGGTTGATAATCTTCCGGTTGAGGTCATACCCGTAAAGCAGGATATGTTTTTAAGAACCGTAAGAAACCCTTTCAGGGGGCCGACAGGCAAGAGGGCGTTAAGGATTACCCGTACAGACGGAGACGCGGTCAGACTGTCGGAGATAATACCGGCCAAGGGGAAGGAGTTGCAGTCTTATGAGATACACTATGTCGAAAAGCCGAGGCCTATAGTGCTTGAGGACAATATCGAGATTGACGGCGAGACGCTCAACAGGCAGACTTGTTGTCTACCCGAAAATATGCACCGTATGGTGTTGATTCGGGCTGTTGAGTTAGCCAAATCAGTATGGCAATAAACGTTTAACATTAACTATAGTTGATTATGAATATTTCTACGAATCAGGTGCTTCACCTCTTTGAGGGTACGGCTGTAAAGACCGACACCAAGGTAGCCGGGATAAAGCCGGCGTCATATCTTAAGATAACCCAGTCTGACGGGACCGTAAAGCGCTCCCCTCTGTTTACTGAGATTGTATCGACAACCACCCTTACCGGCGGGATGCTCAAGAAGAACAAGACCACCCTTACCAACGTGAGTTTCACGGCAGTAAAGGGTGACTGGTACTCACTTACACTCAGGTATGGCGGATTCTCAGTTGAGGACAGCAATGTCCTTACCGTGTCTTATCAGGCCGCATCGGATGGCGACGATATTGTTAAGGCTCTTGGAGGCCTCCTTAAGGCTCAAGTTGAAAAGACGCTTAAGAACGAAAAGGGTGTTGTGGCTCTTACTGTTGCTACCGCCGAAAACGCTGTAAGTGTTACCGATGAAGACCCTATGTATAACCCTTCACGCTTTGACGTCAACAACATCAAGTGTCTCGGACTTGAGATTGGCGCCAGCGAGGACAATCTCTCCGGAAGTGAGTTCACCCTTGCTGTGGAGTCTGTTGACTCGGCGACGGCTGACGGCGCGAAGTACGCCTGTATGGAGCATTTCGCGATGGGTGAGCGTGGCGGTCAGACAAACTACAAGGGTTGGCCTTTCTATCATGAGGTGGGCAGTTATGTTATCGACCCTACCAAGAAGTATGACGCCACTATATATCATCTGCGCTATTTCGGTGATGTACAGGACTACCACTCAACCGACTTTGACGTGATTGTACTCAAGGCTTCGGCTAAGCAGTAGGTTACTTTCTTTCAGTTTCATAACGAATAATTGTTTTGTTGGTGGGGATTAGCCGTGAGGTTGGTCCCCACTCTCTTGTTGTTAACACATGATTAACCTTGTTTATACTTGGCTTGATTTTACCTATATTTGCATCATTAACAAACGTTTGATATGACTACATACGGACAGATGGTTTATTATTGCCTCGATATGGTTAAGGCTTTCAGCGACGACACGCAAGTCACTGAGGAACACGTTATGTTCCTCCTTGACAAGTACCGCGCAACGGCTTTGAGGCAGACTTACGACAGCGGCAAAGCCAAGGACGGAACGAATGTGTCGTCGGGTAACTACCAGTTTATACCGATAGACAAGTTGTATCTTGTGAGACCGCAAGACCTTGAGGCGAACATATATTCCGATGACGGGCTTGACTACATTATCGAGAATAGTCAGACGCATCGCAAAAGCAACTACAAATACAGCAGGGATACAGAGATACCGGCGATTCTTCCGGGGTTTGTGCCGAAGGTTTACATAACAGATTTATTCAAGAGTGTCGCCACATACGTGGATAACGACAGGTTTGAGTACACCAACTGGCATAAGTATCTCAAGAACTTCATATACGCGACGATAGGGATAGACAGACATCTATACCTCAAGAGCGGCAATGTGGAGCGTCTTGAGTTGGTAAGTAAGGTCAACCTATACGCCGTGTTTGAGAATCCGTCCGAGGTTTACGCCATAACAGAGCCAGACAAGGATATAGACGATTGCGCGTTCCCTGTTGAGGACGCGTTGATACCGAATATAATAGCGCAGGTTGTGAAGGATATACTCGGCGCGGCCTACAGACCGGCAGACAAGTACAACAATGCCGATGACGACCTTGCCAATATAGCGTCGTTTGTGCGTCAGAACATGAAGCAGAGATACGTAAAGGAGTCGCAGGATGGAGGAGAGTAGGAGGTTAAACAAGAACGGGTTGAGAATCAGAGGAGCCGACAGGTATGTCAAGGCGTACACCATGAGGGATATCTGGAAATGCTATGTGAGGAATAGGGATAAATCCAAGGCTGTATATCTCAACCGCAACCAGCACGGAAGGATTATGACACTCATAATAAAGGGTATGATAGACAAGCTGCTCGCAAAGGGGGTTGTGCATCTTGGCGACAAGATAGGCTTCATAGAGATACGCAAGCGCAAGAAGGAGGCATGGATATGCAAGGATGGAGTCATAAGGGCTACATACCCCTTGGATTACAAAACTATAAACCAGTCAAGGCTTAGCGGTGACTATGTGCCGGACGCGAGGATATTTGACAGCGGTTATGTATTCAAGACAAGATTCGCTTCGGGAAAAGCAAAGGTTAAGAATAAGGAGTACCTGCTTTTCAGGACGACACCGTCTTTTAGGAAGAGACTCCATGATTTGATTGTTGAAGGTAAATTTGACGCTCTGATATGAAAAGTAAATTCACAAACATAAGGTTAATCCTTGAGAAGTTACGCAGGAATCCGATGCTGCGCAAGCTGCCTCTTGAGACGATTGTAGACTACACCGAGGATTTCATACGTATAGTGGGGTGTCCTTGTGAGTTTCTTGAGAAGACCTGTACGGTAAAGATAGACAAATACAAGGGTGTCCTTCCTGATGATTTCCACGAGGTCATACAGGTGAGGGAGGCTTCTGATGAGACAGCCAGGGAGGATTACATCAAGAACGAGACACTCAAGGATATAATGTATGCCATACAGAACAGGTTTGACGATGATTATGGCGAACTTGTGGTGCAGTTGGAGTGGGACGCAAATCCCGCAAGCATAGACAAATTGTATTCCTTGAGGGATATCGATTTCGGTGTTTACGGAACCGTATGTATAAGGCTTGATGTAGACAACGGAGAGGATACGGATGTGGATATGTCGGGTTATTCATTTAAATCAGGTTATCGCGCGATGAGGTCGTCTACTGATTCTTTCCATATGAACGGAAAGCCAAAGAATTGCAGAGAACTCACTTACAAGATTGAGAACCACAGGATATTCACATCCGAGGAGTCCGGTTATGTAGAGGTTGCTTATCGTGCCGTGGCTGTAGACGAGGACGGTCTGCCTTTAATACCCGACAACTCGAAATTCACCCGCGCGCTTGAATGGTACATAAAGCAGGAGTACTACACGATTCTTTTTGAGTCCGGTGAGATAGACGCGAGGGTTTTGCAGAACACGCAGCAGGAGTATTGCTGGGCTGTAGGAGCATATGAGAGCGAATGCCATATGTTGACAATAGACGAAATGCAGTCATTGACTAATTCGCTCAACCAGATGGTGGTGAGGGTGAACGAGCATGACAAATCATTCATACACGAGGGAACAAGAGAGTATCTGAGGAGGAAATGATATGGAAGTGAATGTAGCCGAATTGAAAAACAAAGGTATGGTTAAGGATTACTCGATAAGCAAGTCGCCTGATGAGTACGCCTTTGATAATCTGAACATAAGGATAACACCAAATGTTGACAATACAGGGATTTCTATAACAAACGAGAAAGGTCCGGCAGCCTGTCTTGTCGGAAGCAGCGTTGTGAAGACATCGATAAACAGGATTGCCCATTCGTTGGATACGGACAAGATAAAAATAAGTCTCGATTATACGGCGGATTCAGATATTCCTATTGTTGTGAGTTCATCCGAGGGAAAAATAAATAAAATAAAGGTGCAGAGTACTTACAGAGTAGACCCGACAGTAATAACTGAATTTGTGCGGTCTGACGATGTAGACCACGAGGGTTATATAACATTTGTAAACAAGGATGGAGCTGTCAGCAATGGTAAACCATATTATAGACTGTATCTGCCAGAGGATAAAGACAAGATATTCATAAACAGCTGGGGGATAATATTAAGGGATTTTCTTGACGGAGGGGTATTTAGAGTAGACTCAGATGGTATAGGACTTATAACAGCAAGCGGATACGAATGGTGGAGCAGGTACTTACCTGACAGCAAAACGGAAGACTACATCATACCGAAAGGTTCAAAAGAGTTTTATATAACTGATTCATATACAGCATACTATAGTATATCGCTTGAAGACAATGTTGATTACATAAAGAGTGAGAAATATTATTACATGCTTAAGGAAACTTACGACTCATACATAAGTGACAACAAGCCTCTTCCAAGTGGTTCATCGCAAACGCAGGCGGGTTTATCCGGCTCTTATTGTGGCAAGTGTGAGACTTCTGACAGTGTTGTGATATTCACTTATGACGGCTATGTGAACTATATCTATAATGTAAAGTCTTATGGAGCCGAATTGCATGTGGATACAATATATAAAGGCGGGCTGAATATAACGCCAGAAAATATGGTTGACGCTATATTCAGATTTGAGTCAGAGGATGTGCAGAAGGTTTATTGGGTTGACGGAGTCAATCAGCCGAGGGTTATAAATATAGCGAAGCCAGTAAACTACGACAAGGGAAGCGCACAGTTTGACTTCATATCAACAGTTGATTCCGTTCCGAGGATAGACATACGCAAAGAATATAACTCATCGGGTTTGTTTCCGGCTGGAACGATACAGTATGGAGTCTCATATTATAATAAATTCGGCAGCGAGACAAATCTCCTTTGGTTCAGCACCGTGCATTATATAACATTCGAGGACAGGGCGGCAAAGGCTGACGAGAATGTTGCGTGTCAATTCAGACTCAAATTGCTCAACCTTGACACTAAATTTGATTACGTGAGGGTATACTCGTGCGTAAGGACATCACTTGACGCGCAGCCTATAGTAAGCATAGTCGGCGATTACAATATCGCAGGGCAAAAAAAAATAACAGTATACGACAATAATGTAAATGTTGTCAATATCGATCCTTCGCTTCTTTATTATATAGGAGGCAGGGAGTTTGTCGCATCGACGATAACATCAAAGCAGGACAGGCTTTTTCTCGGTAATATAAGGCTTTCCGGAGACTCCTTGTCAAACGCCTTGAAGAATGCGGTTAAGAATACCATATTGCCGAAATACAAGGGGAAGGCCGTGTCTATATATGACGCGTCAATGATTGTGTTTGACTACAAGTCAATAGGAATGGACTTGTCATCCACTTCGTATCCATATAAGCCTCAAACACTTTGCGGAAAGGAGTATTTCTCATATTTTAAATACGGGGAGATATACAGGTTTGCCATCCAGTTCCAGACAGACAAGGGGAATTGGACCCAACCTATATGGATTGGTGACAAGAAATGCACGCTGCGACCTAAAGTTGATTTGATTAACTCAAGATTTGAACTTCCTACGGCTGCGCTAAAACTTGACGAGTCGGTAAAAGCCGCGTCGCGGAATTACATCATGTATAGGGTGCTTATAGCGGAGACTTCGACAGCCACAAGGAATACGATAGCGCAGGGGGTATTAAGCCCAACCATGTTTAGCCTTAAGGACAGGATAAACAACTCACCATACGCCGTGTCAAGTTGGATTATGAGACCGATAGGTGACGTTCCGTCAAAACTTGGCGACTCGGCTTATCTTGAGATTCAGTCGATGGATAAGGATGCCAAACCTTCAATGGATTCATCACTTATAGGGAGCGGCACACAAACCGCGGAGGGGACGGTAATATCGTTGATGTGTACGGATGACATAAACGCCGTGAAGAAGAATTGGGCTAAAAACGGGGCTGACACTAATGTCAGCAGGTTGTGGGATTCGATAGCGAATATAAGCATAGCCGGCTGGGATGTGGTTAAATACAGATATTGTCTCATACTGTCTTATTCTTATAACAATTACAGGATAGATACGGACAGCATAACGATACACTGCGAGTCGAGGACAAGCCTCAACAAGATGTGGAGTAAGGTTAGAAGTTATATATTACGGAATCTCAACACTGATATATCCGATGATATATCAAAGAGTGACTTCAAAAGATTCTGTAAAGAGAAATCAATATCGTCCGGCTCGTGGAGTTATTTCTCAAAAAAGCAGACGATAGACGCGTCAGAAGAGGTGTTGCGGTATGCGTCTGAATTGTCTGACAGCGGAAGCGTATGGGGTATATACAAAAAGGTGAACGTCAGGACTTATTCCGGCGAATCTAACTCTTACTCAAGAAAATTATCAAACAGCGGGTATTTTGTAGATGACAGTATAGTGACATTCAATTCGCCAGACATAGAACCAAACCAGGAGTTTTTGAGCGGCTTGGGACTTAATATGCGCATTGTCGGATATATACCTATTACGGCTGGCGAGAACGATATGGAACTGGATGTGTCCGAGAAAGGGTTGAGTGATTTTGCGTCAAAGTTGAGTTTGAGCGTCAAGTCGGTGAATAATATATCGAAGAATTACAGGACGCTATTGAGCGATTATCTGTATGAGGACAGCGGCTGGTTTAAAAACAGCGATGACAACCTGTATCCGTCAAGAATTATAGATAAATACAAGATATACTTATGGCATAAAAGCGAATCCATAAATGGCATGTCAGAAAACTCTTATCCAACCGAGAGTGGTGACACTAAATTTCTTTATATACCTTCAAATTTAAAGAGAAAGGTTTTCGCCTCGAAAAGATTCTCGTTATATAGTGTGTTTTTTGACAATGTCGTCAACGTGCCAGTCTCTTCCACTGATATTATATATGACGGAAAAGCTGCGAAATCAGTGAGGTCTTGCGGAGGAAACGATTATTATTTTGGAGACGTGGATACATTGCTGACAAGAAGCGGTGAGGTTACAGACTCGTATATCAAAGATACAGGCGCTGGCGGATATGATGTAGAATACGAACGTAATAGCAGCGATGAGGTTTACGTCCGTTCATACGACCCTGTAAGGATAAGATATAAGTCATCGCCGCATGTTGTCATACCTATGACTGACGGCGATATGACGTATTATAGGTTGCCTGAGATTGGCGTCAAGTATGAGGATGTCCTTCCCGAAGGAGAGTCCTATCCATGGGTTGAACCCGCGTGGGTTGCCGATGATGATTATGTATTCCTCGGCTTGTATAACTCGAAGGAATCAGCCGAGAAGAAACTGATGGATTCTTTCAGCGAAGTATATAAACTCAAGGAAAAGACTATCGTGGTTGCTATACCCAACGGGTTCTCAACGAGAAGGTATAAAGAATATTATATCGTGAATGTCAGCGGAGCCACATTATCCGTTGACGAGCCGGTGTTTGATTCTGACGACGATTCAGCGAAAGGACAGGATGTTACTGATATCCCAATGAGGGTGTCAAGGATTGTGTCGTGGGATATAGACGGAGAGTTGTTGAGGAAAAATATTGTCATGCTTGACGACCTCCATAATATAACCTGGAGAGAGGATGGCGAGACGGTAAGATATAGACAGATTTCCGTCTATGGCGAGGAAAAACCTGAATATCCTTATCTTTACCTTGCGGAACTGTATAGGGATATACCGTATGACTCCCTATACGGTGGATATGGGGAGGAGCAAATAAAGAAAATAAAGTGGATTGTGTCGTCATCTCCGTATCCTATAGACGAGGATATACCAAGGATGGGTGGAGACACGTATTATCAGCGTTGGGATTGTCTCAAGACTTATCCATATAGTGAGGATGATGTCAATTCGGTTGTAGACATAACATCGTTTATGGTGGAGACGCATACAAACATTGACGGAAGGTGCGACATAAACAGAAAGAATTCAAGGATAACGCTTGCGAGACCGACAAACTATAACTTGTTCAATCAGGCTTATAACCAGACGGACAACCTGTTCAGTTATAATATACTCGACAGTAAATACGACCTTGACAGGTTTGGGAATCAAATCGTGTGGTCAAACGCAAAGGTTGACACAGACGAGGTTGACAGCTGGACAAACATAAACATGTTAAGTTCATTAAGTCTTGACGGAAGCAAAGGCGACATCAGGCGACTTATTAACTTCAATGATTCGGTAATAGCCTTTCAGGATAAAGCCATAAGTGTCATAAACTACAACAATCCGACACAGATAAGCACTGAATCCGGTAGTCCTATTGAGGTTGTAAACAGCGGATTAGTAAACGGGTATTCAATGATTACAGGCTCAAACGGCTGTCAGAACAAGTGGGGTGTATGCAAAGGAGGCAACGGTGTATATTTTATGGATGACATCAATAAGTCAATGCTTTCTTTCAGCAGGGATGGATTACAGTCTATTTCAGCCAAAGGATTCTCGCAGTGGTTTAAGGATAATATAGACTTCAACGACAGGTTCAACATATATTATGATTCGCTCACAAAGGATGTCTATGTGACAAACGGAAGGTATTGCCTCTCATATAACGAACAGCTTGACGCGTTCTCGTCGTTTTATTCCTACGAGGGGATGAAGGATGTGTTCAACCTTGACGGCGAGTCATACGCTGTCTCTCCGTCGGAAAGGATAGGCATATACAGGCTTTTCGGCGGAAATTACGGAGAGACTTTCGATAACAAGCCTGTAGGATGGGGAGTCACATACAAGGCGAATCCAGAGCCTATGATTGACAAGATATTCACAAATCTTGAGTATACGGCTGATATAGTCGACGGAAAGGTTGATGATGTCAACTATATTGATGGGCTGCCTTTGAGAAACCTCGACATCTGGAATGAATACCAGAAAGGAAGCGTTGACTTCACAAAGCAATATAATACGTTGCAGAGGGATAACGCGAGGAAGTTCAGACTGTGGAGGGTGCAATTGCCCCGCGATGAAATGTCTAAGAACAGGCTTGACAGGATAAGAAACACCTGGTGCTACATCAAGCTGTCTGACGGCAATCCGCTTGGCAAGAAGGTTGTGTTGCATAACGTTATTCTCAAATACTATAAGTAGTTGGTTTAAGGGTAGGTTTATATACCTACCCTTAATTTTAACCAAACACTTGTTGCTTCACTTGAACCTTATCATTAAATTTGCGGATATTAAATGATTGATTGTTATGGGTAAACTAACAGCCGAGCAGAAAGCCGCCAGAAAGGCTAAATTCGATTCCTTTATGGGCAAGGCTTCAACAGTGCTATCCGGCGCTTCCGGAATAATAGGAAACGCAATGCAGAATGCGGAAACAAATGATGTGTCAGGTTATAAGGATAATATAGATAGCGTGAGTAACACAAATTTTGATTTGGGCGACTATGACTCTCTTATGGCTTCATATAATCCGTTGGTTTTAAATAACAGGGTGTCTTATGAGCAAATAAGAGGAGGCTCAACAGCTGGCAGGGTAGGCAATGTATTGTCAGCCACAGCAAGCGGCGCTTTGACCGGGGCGTCAGTAGGAGGTCCTTGGGGCGCTCTTGCAGGTGCTGCTGTAGGGTTAGGCTCAGGTATAGGCGGTTGGATTGCGGGTGACTCAAAAGCGAGAAACAAGGTTGAGGAGTTAAATGCCGAGAGCCACATGGCATCAAATGAGTATTTGAATAACTTCTCCGCGAACGCGGAGAGAATAGGCGATAATATGTTCAGAAGTAAAATATTGAATCTTGCGGCTTGTGGAGGGTTTATGCCGCGCAAGTTCGCATTTGGTGGGTTGCAACCTGAATTTTCAAACGGTACGACTATGGTGGGTAATGGAGGAACGCATGAATCAAACCCTTACGATGGGGTACAGGTTGGTGTCGACCCGCAGGGTATACCAAACCTTGTGGAAGAGGGTGAGGTTATATACGACGATTATGTTTATTCAAATAGGTTGAAGCCTACGAAGAAGCAGTTGGAATCCATTTCTTTGCCTTCAAAATATTTTGGCAAGACTTATGCCGAGATAGCCAATGAGATACAGAAACGCTCGTATGAGATGCCTAACGACCCTATAGAGAGGAGGGGTCTTGAGGATGGGATGTATAAACTGAGGGTTATACAGGATGAGACGAAGCAGCGTATGGAGCAGAGGAGATTCGTGCGTGAGTTCAACAGACTGTCTGATGATGACAAGTTCGCGTTAATCAACGGGATTAATCAGGAAGCACAGCAAATGCAACGACAGAGACTTGCGGAAGAGCAACAAATGGCAGATATGCAGAGTCAGCAGGAAGAATATGATAACCAGTCTCAACCAAACCAGGAGCAGGGTATAGCGTCACAGATGAATCAGTACGACAATTCACTTGATGGATATGCATACGGTGGCAATCTATTCCAAAGGGGCGGAATAAAATATGACAGGTCTTACGATTTGGATAAGGCGACAAAATATGAGTCAACCGATAAGTACAAGTCAAAGGTTGATTTGATAAAAAAAGTGATTGAGGGCAGCGCGTCTTCAAGAGAGAAATCGTATATTGACAACTTGATGAATACGATAGGGAAAGATTCCCGTATGGGTAAGTATACCATTAAGGATTACAATGATTTCCTTAGGCTTGCGACAGATAAAAAGATAGGCCCTGTTCATGAATTGATTAACAATACTGATTTTGTTAATAATTCAGAAATACCTGATATAGATAGAATACCGGAGCCTATAGTGTCACTCGCTGCAAAAAATACAGGATTGGCCCAGCGTGGACTTCCTGAATATACCGAGATTGACAAAAATGACGTTGTGGAAAACGACGTTGACACCAATAAATCAAGAAACTATCCGGAATGGCTTCGCTACATTCCGCTTATGACAAGCGCCGGAGCCGTAATAGGTGATTTGTTTGGTATGAACAGACCTGACTATTCGCTTTGGGATAACGCTTCAAGAGCCGCAAACAGGATAAACTATGTGTCACCAACGCCTCTTGGCGACTACCTTGCTTACAATCCTTATGATGTCAATTATATGCAGGGAAGGATTAACGCGCAGAACGCGATGGCGCAGAGGAATATACTGAATACATCAAGCGGAAACAGAGGTGTCGCCATAAGTGGAATACTTGCGGCGCAGCAGCAAGGATTGAACAATATGTCCGATATGTATAGGCAGGCTCTTGAATACAACGACAAGCAAAGACAGGCTGTTGCTGATTTTAATAGAGGTACAAATCAGACTAACGCGCAGATGAGTCTGCAAGCACAGGCGCAAAACGCGCAATTGGAAAGACAGAGAGTTAATGATTTGATGCAGTTGGCTTCGCAGAGGCAGAGAATACTTGACGCTTCGCAACAGGCAAAAGCTGAGAATCTGACAAACCTTGCCACTATTGCGGGGCAATACGGAAAGGAAAATTGGAATCTAAACAGATTAAATAAACTCATAAGCAATGGCGCGATAAGTATTGGAAGAAAAAATGGAGGAAAAATAAAGAGAAGGAGGAGATAATATGGCATACAGTATAAAACCCATATACGAGCCGATGACGTTTCAGGAGATGTTGCAGCCTTATGCTGTATACGGAACTGAACGTGACAGACAGGAGGAGGCTTACCTCAAACTGCTTGAGGACGCCAGAAGCCTTGAGGATTTGAAAGACAGCGAGGTTGACAAGGAGGAATACAATAAATACGTTGACTTCAAAAACAGGATAAACTCTATGGTTGACGAGATAGCAACCACAGGATTGTCAAGGCAGACTAGGAGCAACCTCAGTAAATACAGGGCTGAATACCAGACCGGATTCGCCGATATGGTTGACAGAATTAAAAGGAGGGCAGAGTTGGTCAAGCAGCAGAGGGAGTATCTGTCTAAGAATCCTAACGCCTTCTTTGATGTGGATTACTCGGTCACTCCGGCAAGCAAGGTTGTGGAAGGCTCGACTTATACCCCTTATGATATGAACGAGGCGGCAAATAACGTGGCGTCAAAGGTTTATAGCGCTATGTCATCAAAGGGCGACAATATCACCGAAGAGGATATGAATAACATAATAGCCTCGGAGAGACAGAGATACGGATATGACAACCTTGATGACAGAAGAAAAGCAATGGTTGATAACGCTTTGTCTCTAGGTATTATGACTGCCGACAAGACTTATACCGACAATATTAACAAACAGGCTTTGGAGAGAGCCAAGTTAATCAAGGCTGAGGCTGACGCTTATAAGTCAATGTATGGAAAATATAAAGGTACTGGCGCTCCTGTCGGAAGAGCCGGTGGCTCAGTCACTAAAAAAACACCCAATAAGATAGGGTATACATTTACAGGTGACGGTGCCACCGTGGAATTTAATAAGTCTCAAAACATAAACGGAGAGACCGTATGGACTTATAAGGATTCAAAAGGAAAGACAAAGATGATTACACAGGAACAACTCGATAACCTTAATAACGATAATACATTAAGTGCGTCGATACATAACGATATCACCGGAATATCATCAACCGGAACCACTAACGCTTACGGTCAAAACATTGAAGTCATAGTTGATATCGACGGAAACACAAAGGTAAAAAACAAGGATGGAAAATATGTGGTTCCTAAATCTTTTAACGCGAAAGGATATTATATGGCGTATATGGGCATAGACGAAAATGAGTTAAAGCCTTATATGAGAGGAAATATAATATCAAGATATAGACCGGATGGAAACACCGTATCAGATATGGAATATAAAGAAGACTATAAAGATAATTCCGGTGAAGGGGAGAAATATAGTCCGATATCAGATTTTAATATAGTCGTAACAGCAACTAATCAATCAGGTAACTCTGGATTTGCAAACTTCAAGTCTAAATATGAGGATTTAAAGGTTCGCGCTGGCGGCCTCTCCGGCAAGATTGATGAGTTTGTTAAGAAAAAAACAAATAATACGGATATAGATTCGGCGCTTGAGGAATTATACAGAACAGGAATGGAGCTGAGTGCGGTTATGTATGCAAAACACGGAAATCCAAACAAACGCGCATATTTGGAGTTGAGTCTGAAATATACTGGTTCTGGTAGGAAGTATAATCCGATTGATACAAATAATGATAATAATACAGAACAACAAGATAATAATCTTCCACCAATAGACGATTAATATGGCAAACATAGGACTTGAAGGTATAAGGCTTACCGATATACATGGTTATGATAAAAACGATTACCTCAATTATTATAACAATAATATAAAGAGTATTAAGGAAACAAGCGAGTCAACAAATACATCTGAGGATTATGTCGGTAGTAACAAATATATAAACCATCTTATACGCGATAAGATGGGTAACGACTGGTATGACAGAAACGCCAGAGGTAAATCATACGCCGAAAAAGTAGGGGTGTATAATGCTTTATTTCAAGCAGAGGAAATGCCTTCGACCGGCGCTATACCAACTAATGATATAAGTAACGAAATAACTAATACATCTTTTGGTACTAATGGAATGGCAAACCAAGAGGAGGTTAATCAAAACATGATAGAAACGGAAGCCAAGGCGCCGCTCTGGACTAGAGGTGATTTGGCTCCGTATCAATGGAATCCGGCAGGTAAGAGAAACCTTCTTCAAAATAGTGTAAGGGGATTGTCAGGCCCACAAGTGTTTGGTTATAGGGACTGGTTTGCGCAAATGGCTAACAAACCGTCGGATTGGTATGATACTGATATTAATCCGGAAAGAGTATCTGAGATATTCAATGCGATTTATAACGATAATTACAGACCTGTTGACGAAAAGGAAACCGATACCGCTTATGGAGAGGCAAAGTCACGGGAATATAAAGGTTACGTAAGCAGTCTTGTTGAATCAAATCCAAAACTTGCAAACGACATGTTTTTGGAGTTTGAGAACACAAAGCTGAATAAAATAAACGACTATAAGAACTTTCAGAACACTCCTGCTCTTCCTTGGACTCCAAACGAAATGAAGGATATAATGTCTGAATATTATGCCAAGGAAATGATTTTGGGCAGCCAGAAAGCGTCAGATTGGTTATATACTAAAGTGCATGACACGGTGTCTAAAAACCAAACTTTTGGGCAAAAGGCAAAAGCGGCTATATTAGGCTCGGCCACAAACGCCGTAGGTACAGCCGTGTCAGCATTGGGTATTTTTGGAAATATATTATCGCTGAATGCGTTTAGTGGAGAAGGGGTGGAAGGCGTGTCAGGTTTTGAAAACTTCTTATATAAAGCGTCACAGAATCCGCTGACCAAATGGGGTAACGGTTTGGTAACGACGGGTTCATGGTGGACTGACGAGCAGGAGGAGAGAATGTCTACAGGCTACAACAGTAACGCTATTATGAGGGATACAGGCACAGAGACAGACTTTTGGGACTTAAACACAGTTTTTGATTTGGTGCAGCAGACCGGTTTTACGACAGGAGCGTCTGCGGCTGGTACGGTAATGTCTAAAATGCTTGGTACGGCTATAAATAAAACAACCGGCGCTCTTGCAAGAAGGGTATTCATGAATAACGCAAGCAAATTCGCGAGAGCCGCCGCGTGGGCTGTAAACGCCGGAGGCAAAACTGTTGCTATGACTGTACCTGCTATGGCTTTAGGTGCTGGTGAAGGCTCTATAGATACACTTGATATTATGAACCGCACAAAGTATAATCTTGATGATTATATAAACAATCTTATTTATGGCGGTGAGAATATGAATCAATATAGTTTTCTCGACGAATATATAAAGAACAACATAGGACCAGAGGAGTTTGAGGAATACTACGAAAAATATAGGGATAAAAATGTTGCGTTTAACCATGAGGCTCCCGCTGAATCACAGGAAGCGTTAAGCGCAAGATTAGGTGCCGAGAGAAGAGCCTTATACGAGCAATATAGAAGAGATGTAGCATCAAGACTTGCCAATAATCCCGAGGTGGTCAATATGATTAATGAGGCGCAAAAGCGCGCGGGCGCCCGCAATCTTTCTTTTGAGACGGTGCTTATTGGGGCTTCTGACATGTTGTTCTCAAACATAGTAGGTGGAGCCTATAAACAGATTAAAAATAACGCCAAAAGGGCTGTTTTGGGACAGTTGGCTGATTCTCCTAACATAAGACTGACAAGGAATGAGGCTGGTAGGCTTGTAGCCAAGGCTGTTCCTTATAATATTGGAAGAAAGATAGTCTCTGGAGTAAAGGGTACATCCGAGGTTGCGTCAGAGGTTTTGCAGGAGACCGGGCAAACAGCGGGTTCTGCTACTTTTGAGACTCTTGCTGACAACTATGCCGCGCAGTATATGCTTAATATGGCGGATCCAGACGCGATAGAGACCCTCAGTGACACATACTGGGCTAATATAGACGCGGCGCAAAAGGTAATGAAAGAGAATTGGTTCTCAAAAGAGGCTATATTCTCTGGCATGATGGCCGCTGTCTCATCTGGTTTGGGCAATCCAACCATAGGGAGAGGTACCGCTAACTTTATCAACAGAAGGGCAAGTGGCGTTACAAGCAAGGATAATATATTCCTTGACTGGCTTTCTGATATTAAGGCTAATCCTGGTGACTACTGGAGGAATCCATATCTTGAGGCTGTACATGAGGATAAGGCAAGGGCTGTACGTTCAGCAGAAGAGGCTGATGAGGTTAACAGATGGCTCGCAAACCATAAGGAGCTTGCGACTATGAATGACATCGAGCAAATGTATGCGTGGGTTAACAAAGCCGCCGAGGCTTCGACCAATCCTGACAGCGACGCGGACTTCAGGGATGCTATTATGGGACAGCGCATAGCCGGTATTATAATGATGGATAGGATTGGAGCAAGAGTTGGCGCTAAGGCTTTCCGCGAACAGGTTGAGTTCCTTTCTACAATAAGCGAGTCTGACGCGGAGCAGATGGGTATATTTGCACGTGCAAAGAACGAAAGAGGCATATCAAACGATATCGAGTTAACCAAGGAGGAAAAGAAGGATATACTTGATACGGTGCATAAGAGAGCCTCTGAGACTTACGAGTTATACAATAAACTGTCTGATGCCAGAAGGTTCCTTAATAAGGAGTTTGGTGAGGCTATAAGCGAGAACACCAAAGATGCCTGGGCTTTCAATATGATTATGCGAGATGATTGGAATAAACGCATAAGTGAGATAGCAAAAGATGTTAGAGAAGCTTATAATAAGTCTAATCTTGGTTATACAGCAGCTGAGACTTCATCAGAAGCCGAGAGGACTCTTGCTAGATATGGAGATAAAGACTCGGCTAAGCTAATACTAAGTGCTTTTGCGGAACAAAAGAGAAGGCTAAGAGAGAATAAAAAGAGTATGCCTTTGTTTAGATATAAGACGGAAATGCGTCGTATAGATAAGAATATAAATGATGCAAAATCTGCACTTAATGAGTTGTCAAGAATAGATAAGGATATGGTTATTACATCTGATAGAATATCTGGTCTTGACGCTCAATCTATGGCTGAACTTTTAAATCCTACTAATAAGGAAAGATATTCAAGCGCTCAACAAAAAGAAATAGACAATTTTGTTAAAGCGAGCGGAATAACCAATGATATCCTTACGGAAATTAAGGATGCGTCTATACTTAGTCAAAGAATGGAATCATTCGATGAGGACTTTAAAGATATCGTTAAAGACCAGAACAATATGATGCTTTATGACAATAGCATAAGACTCGAAGCCGCCAAGAGGATGGTTACAAACAAAGCAGAAAGAGCTTTGAGGGCAACCAATTACGAGACTTTTGAAGAGGAGGCTGACAAACTCCTCGACGAGAGGATGAGCGTGTATGAGGAGCAGGTATTAAGCGAGGTTTTGGGAAGAAGCGGATTTTATAAGGATTGGATAAAACTTAATAAGGATAGACAAAGAGATATAGGTGTCATTAAGAATGTGAACGCATACAAGTCTCTTGACAGGATGTATAGGAATCTGTTTGACACCGCCTATTCAAGGGCTTTGAGGGATAAGGATACGTCTGTCGGGCATATATTGGATATAATGGCTGATTCTAATTTTAGACAGGATATAGCCGATAGGTATTCAATACCTATTGACGCAAATATAAATACGGAAACAGTCAATAATATAGTTAACGAGATAAACAACTATACCTCTAATATGGCAGCCATAGAGGAGTTTGGGTCAAAACTTGAGCAGGAAAACAAATCTGATAGCGCGGAAAAAAGTGTGTTAGAACTTGAGCATGCAGGAAGGTTGTCTACGCTAATGGATAGAGAGGTATTAAATTCTGACAGAGAAGAATACGACAGACTGTTTGGATTAGAAGAGTTTGTTGATTACATAAACGGAAAGAGAAAGAACGCAATCGGTTTTACGTTTAATGATTTTGTTGCTATAGCAAATCTTTATATCAAGACAAAAATAGGTGATACTATATTTCCAGAGGATATATTCGGCTCTAAATTCAATATTAAGAGCATAAATGAGGCTGTATTAAAAATGGAAAGTCTACTTAAAGAAAGATTATCCAAAGGAAAGGTTACAAATGAAAACATAGCGATATATAACAACTCGAATATACTATATGAAACGTATAAGACAATATCTGATATATATAAGACAGATGCTTCGCTTCAGGAATCCATGCGTAAGGATTTGAATGAATTTTACGACGATGGAAGATTCGTAAAAGCGGATGTAAGGATTAATAAGTTTAACGGGATATCCATAGAGTTCGGGCTGAAAGAGAATCTTACAGCGAATGAAAAGAAATGGTATGATGATAACGGTATAGCCACTAATTATGAAGAGGCTGTCGCTCAAATTGAGGAAAAGAAAGAAGGCGGCAATGCTATATTTATCATAGATGATTCAATAGCCCAATCAAATGCGATAGATTCAAACGACAGGCCTGTAGTGGTATGCGTCGAGGTGGCAGATGACACGCCAAACTCATTCAAGGCTTACGGTAAATCATATATTAAAGTCGGGTTGCTGCAAGAGTCAAGGATTAGCGCGCAACAGGAAAGGAATGAACTTGACGCGCTTAGGGTTAATTCTATAATTGATAAAAATGGAATAGTCACAACAAAAGATAAAGATGGCAATACGATTCCGTATGTCTCCACTGGATTGACGGTAGAGAATAATAATAACAATAAAGGTAATAAGCCAGAGATATCAAACCAAAACGAGACAGTTGTTGATGTGCTGACCAAAACATTAGGCACAAATGACTTAAAACAGATTATAGATGAACTTAAGTCTGGTGAGAATGTAAAATTTGTAACAGTAAGATATAACTTCAACGAAAGAACCAACCAACTGACTGTATATTATGAGGATACAGAAGAAAAAGATGTCGTTGAGACTTATGGTATAGAAGATAAGGATAGAATTGAGGTTTTGAAAGAGAAAGGTACAAAACCGTTGCTTGGTATTGTTGATAAAGACGGAAACTTAACAAAGTTTTTAGTAAAGAGTCTTGATGATTATACAATAGCGTCAAGGGATAATAACGGCAACAAGACTAAGATAGGTGTGATTGAGGCGTTAAGTAAAATAAATATTCTTTCAGCCAAGGAAAGAACCGCATCAAGACCTATTAAATCAGCACTTGCAGAGATACGTAACGCGCTTATACCAAGGGATGCCGTTGAAATTAAAAAACTGATAGACCAGATTGAAGATATATTAAATAATAATGGTTCTGTCGAGAATTTCAACAGGTTTATAAAGCCTGTAATCGACAAAATAAACAAAAATATAGGCAGACATATAAACCTCAAGCAGCGGATAAACGATAAGAATCCATATATTACGTTTAATGTATCCATATCTATATACGATAAGTCGAAAGGTATAGACGGAATCAGTTTGAGACTTTCATATACTAACAGAGATGACAGCGACTCAGGCTTTGTTGATATAGGCATGAGGGATTTTTTCGGAGCGGTAATGGATTCAAACGATATTGATGTCAATCCAAGCATCAGCGATATAACAAATGACAATCCTATATCAAGAGGAACGCTTGATTCTGTAAATATGGATATACAGAGGCTTTTCGCCAAGGCTATACTCGACGAGGATATGAAATCATTCAAAAAAGTCGGAGGGTATAATATAGCCAAACCTCAAGTTGATTATGATTATTTGAGTACATATAATAATTACAGAAACAATCTTACAGAGGCCGACCATAATAATGAGATAGAAAAGGTTATAGGTAACGATATGCTTATAGCCACAGATATGACTCCTAAGAATAGCAAGAAAATATCTGGAAGGATTCAGACTGAAACCAGCGACGCGTCAGACGGGAAGACAAAGGTTGAGGCGGCTGTGTCGGCGATAGAAAAGTATAGAATAACCAAAGAGAATAATCCGGAAGGTGACGGTATAGGAGCCACTACTTTCATTAAGGATAAGGCTGATGATGATTTGTATTCAAATATATCAAATGAAACTTACGCGGATGTGGCAAAATCTATCGGTACCTCAATAGATAAGTTATTCAGGCTGTTTATAACCGAGAGGGCCAAAAACAAGAACGCGTCAATGTCGGAGATTGCTGATTCGATACGCAAATGGGTTCTGGAGAACACCAAGATAGACAAGGGTAAAAACAAGGGTTGGGGTAGTTTCCCAGGTATCAGCAAGACTGACATACAGTGGCTCATAAATGAATTTAATGAATGTGTGGTAAAAACAATAGAGTCAAGAGAAGAGACTATACTCACAGGTGAGTATCTATTCAAAGAGACGATATATAACGAAAACGGTGGCAGTATAGAGGGTTTAAAGTGCGTGCCGGATATGATTACTGTTGACAAAGACGGAAACTATCATATATATGATTACAAGTCTGTCAGAATATCTTCAGGTGCAAACTCTACGTATAAAAACAGAAATGGCAAGACATTCACAATAGAGGGATTCAGCGGGCTATCTGTAGATAAGTGGCAGCAGCAACTTAATCTATACAAGGCAAGCATAGAGGCGGCTACAGGAAGGAAAGGTAGCGTGGTTTCTATGGAGATAATACCAATCATGCTGGCTTATAATCCAGAAGGGGCGAAAGCGGTGTCTACAGATAACGTTGACTTCTCAATTATAGGCAGAGGTGTATCCGTGTTTAGATATGATAACAACGAGAATAATGAGGTTTTGATAACAAAAAACAGTATGTTGTATAATAATTTCATAAACATAGAACCAATGAGTCTGTCTAAAATCAATTCTTATGAATGGACTGACGGTAAGTCTGATGGAGCCATAACACAGATAGGGGAGACGAAATCAAACGTGAAGCAGGATGAGAACGTGCCTGTTGTTGATATCAAGCAGGATGACGCGCTTGATGACACCCAATGCGGAAGCAACACAACTCAACCGACAAAACAAAACGACTCAACAGATACCATAATAGCCGGAACTGATGACATAACAGATATGTTTTAGTTGATAACAATGATATGAATAAAAAAAATAGGGATAATCATTACGATTATCCCTATTTCCGTTTGTTTTGTCTTTATTATAAACATCAGCCTTAAGGCTTGGTTTTTATCATTTGAACCACAACTGCTCCTGAGTTGGTATTCCGATATTACTATTTGTCTTTTTATACCTGTCGGCAACCTCTTGTGACGAATAGAAGTCAAGAACTGTTATTTTATGCCCGTTCACCCTTGCTATAGTCTTGCCGGGTCCGTCGAGTTCAAGTTGGAACTTCTTTAGGTAGAAGTTGATTTCCCGCTCACCCCAACTCTTTTTTGTTGACTCTTCAGCGGAAAGTATATTCTCAAGACCGTCAAACAAAACCTTGAATCCGCCTGAGAATATCACAGACTTTGACAAATCGACAATCTCGCCACCCATTGCTACGGCATCGTTAAGGGTTAGCGCCTCACTCGATATTCCCCTAAGCATCTTGTAGGCAAATCCGCAGAAGTAGTACATAGGGTTATTCTTGTCATATACTATGTTTTTCATCTGTAACGCCTCATCATGTTCGTTCCACTCCTGAGAACCATACTCGTAATAGCCAAGAATATACGGCTTCCATCCTTTGGTTTTATTACTGTCATAGTATTTGTAATGTATACCCTTATCTATAACGTAGACTATATCTCCAGCCTCTGCATCGTCAGGCAGATCCTGCAAATAATACTGAGGATAATCCAAACTTTCCATATCGGAAATATTATACATAGATTTCTGCGAACCTCTTTTTGGATACCCTTTCTTTTCCCAGCGATTATAGTCTTCTTGGTAACTCTCGTCATCAAACATCTCGAAATCTCCAAATATACCAGGCTTCCTATATTTATTATGCTTGCCTGTTCTTGATTCTTTCGGTTGTGACATCTTCTCCCCCATAGACTTGCGGTTCCCCCTTCTGAATAAATAAGCAAGCAAGACAAGGAAGATATTGATTAAATTAGATATGGCTCCAAAAGACAACGCGGCAAGTTGCGACGGGTCCCAACCACTTCTGGCAAGATAATTCCTAAGTTTTTTGCTTTTTAACGCGAAAGGAATAAGCATTGCAGTGAGTGTGGCAAGCCTGAATCTGTAATCCTTGATAAAAGTCAAGTCTTTTGTTGACGGGTCAACTTTAGGCATAAACGCCGTAGCCAAAGCCAAAGCCTGTGTATTCATAATACCTGACATCATCTTGCCTGTTGACATATTGACGTTATTAAGGAAATCCCTCTGCACGAAAGCCATAAGCCAACCTTTCATCTTCGCGAAAGCCGCGCTATATTCGTTTGTTTGAAATTCGGATGCGTTGATTGCGCCGTAATAGCCCTGTGAAATCGCTATGTATTCATCAACCTCGTTTATGAAGTTAGCCTCGTCGTCAACAGTATAACTTATATTGTTTAACTCATTTTCAATGATTTTAAGCAGTTTCGACTCTGGTTTATAGGAACCATCCTTATTAACCAACTCTATATTGACATCAGCGCCGTTGAGTATCCTTGCGTTTTTATTGATAAAATCAGCAAGGGCGGCTATCCTGTCATCATCATTTGCGTGAAGCACAACCTGTGACGAATTGTCATTGTTGTTTCTTATCATCTCCTCAAGAGCCTCTTTGGCGTCACGAAGCAATCTTGCATATCCTATATTGCGCTCCTCCTTTATTAAGCCTCCTTTAAGTATAGGATTATTATCTTTGTCAAAACTATAAGTCTGCTCAAGATTGATTTTCTTTCCGTCGGAATCGTATACAAACCTGTTTTTTAGGTAGGTTCTATATATTATCGCTATGAGCGAAGTGTCAGTCAGGTCATAATTTGCCATCAACGCATTAGTCAGGTGCTTGAGTGGATTCCATCTTTTTGAGAACTCACTCCTAACCCTTGGGTTTCTGAATCTGTCAAACCTGTCTGTTAGTTTTTGGTATCTGTCCCAACTAACCTCTTTGTTTGTTATTTTACTCCATACGCTTCCAGCCCAATGTCTTGGATTGAAGGTGTCGTTAAACCAAGCGGAAATCAAATGTTTTGTCTTGAAATCATATGTGTCACCAAAGAATGACGAATCTTTCAGGAATACACTCAATCCTCCGTATTTATTCTTTAACGCAGAAAACAAGTTTATGCACAAAAGTCTGATACATACAACTCCGGCTATTTTATTAAGCACGCTAAATACCTTTCGCCAACCTCTTTCACGTATATCGTTGCCGTAAATAAAGGTATTCATTATATTGTTCCGCTCGCGCTCTCCTATATTTTTAAGTTTGAGCGTATTGGTGAAGTCTCCCCCTCCTCTGTTGTCAGCGGTATAGTCAAGCACGCTCATTGATGAATATACCTGTTGCGCTCCGAAAAACCTGTAAGCCATGTCGGTATACGCGAACAGACTGCCAACCAAGTCATCACTCAACTCGCGAATGTCACTCACATCATTTATTCCGTTTATTGGTATTCTCCTCAAACCATCGGCATAAAGCGACAGTTCGTCATTAAACTCATTGAGTTCGGTGTCTGTCGTGATATCTCCGAAAGCGTCTGATGTCACATCCTCGCATAGAAGAGTGGTGAACTGACTGTCATACAAATCAACACTGTCGAGCCTATGAGAAAGATATTTTCCTACAAAACTCTTTTTGTATTGAGGCCTTTTATATTCAACAAAATGCCTCTTCCCGCTTATGTCGCCTGATGAGCCAAACTCCTCCCTCTCGGACAGGCATTCGGAATCAACAGCTCTCTTATACTCCATAATCTCATTATATAAGTCAAGCCATTTCTCTCCATATCTCTCTATATTACGCTGAAATTCTTTATTTCTATACTTTTCAGAAGGCTTACCTATCTTCGGGTCTTCGTATGACTCTTTTATAAATCTCTTCCATATATCCGTATTATCCCTGTATTTATAATAGATGGACCTTCTCTTGCTTGCCGGCATCCTCTTAAACAATATGTATTCCGAAACCTCGTCACCATTCTCGTCTACAGCCATAGTTGATTTCGCCTCCTTTATAAATTGGCTCTTTACCAACCTGTCAGCAACCCTTCTGTCTATCCATAGTTGCCTATGATTGTATTCGGATATATAATAGCCGCTCTGCGTTTTTTCTACATAATCAACCGGTATCTGGGTGTCTATATCATCAAGACGCCAAACTCCATCAACATCATGAACTACAGGGAGACCGTCAATATTGCTTACTTGCGCTATCGGCTTCCCGTTGATTACATAATAATCATCCTTTATCTCAACCTTAGGCGGAGCGACAACTTTCTCATAGAATGTATCCTCGTCAAATCCAGACTCCTTAAGTTTGTGTCTTATATCTCTTAGTTGGGATAGTCTGTCATCCCTGTATTTCATCGCTATGGTGCGGCTTTTACGGGCTATCTTGTCCATAGCCTGTGTTAAGGAATCTTTTGAAAATCTTTTAGACCTTATAAAAGAACTGAATCCACTTAATATTCCACCGTCATAAGAGAAGTCCCTCATATAGGCTGAGGCAAGGTCATACATGTCAACAGTATGCTCTTTCTCAACTTCTGTACTCAATCCTTTGAATACCATTTTTGCAGGAATAGTAGTATTATCCCTTCCATACGTAAACTCAAGCAAAGATGCTGTGAATATGCGGCTGTAAGACATTAGGCTCATAGCAATCTTGCCGTCAGAGAGGGCTTCGTTTATATCTTTTATTATCTTTAGTGTGCTCTCCATAGCGGCTGACGGCTTCAACCTGTCGCCTAAATCATCGCTTATAACCTTTGCCTGCTCATATTTGATTCTTGTGTTTGACGCCAAAGACATATATGCCTCGCAGATATCCTTCAACGAATCAAAAACTTCGATGCAACGCATAAGATTGTCGATTTGAGTTCTTGAGATATCCTCCATACGGAAATCCTTGGCTGATATTCTGCTTAACACGCCATAGTTTGTCTGAAAATCATTCCAAAGAGTGTCTATCGCATTGCTTGCTATCGTTGAAGCAAAAGCCTCATTCATCTCCAACTCGTTGCGGTCTCCCAACAACTCGCCAGGTCTTAGACTCATATACTCCTTCGTTGAGGCCATCTTGTAGCTGGCCTGCATAAGTTTGTTATTAAGTATAGACAGTCTCTTCATTGTCTGCTCAACAAACTTGGTGTTCTGATTATCCGTGCGGAGCGAATACAATTTGACTGGATTCTCCAAGGCGTTGTCGAGCGAGAAGTTATCCTCGTCAAACAGGAATCCACTCGCTATAGCCTCTCCGTATCTTTTAGCCAACGCTTTGTCACGCATAACCTTGGTAAGACCTAACTTTGAGAATATTCCGTATATAAATGATTTTACTGAACCGACAAGATTATTCCAACCGCTTATGGTTTTGCGTTGCATCGCTTTCTTTACAACTATACCCGCAAGTTCCAAATCAATATTTTTAGGATTAGCCTTGGCTAACTCTATCTCCTCATTGGTAAACATGGAGTCAAGCCTCTCTCTCTTTCTCAAGTCGGCTATCGCGTCTATAAGTCTCTTGACAGCAAATTTATCCCTTGTGGCCATCACGGCAAGATGTGCCGCCTCCTCGACAAGAGAGTCATTTATATCTTTGCTGTTTGTAGACAACTGTATCAGATGATACAAACCATCTGACATTCTCGATGCGTTCTGAGTTGAGAACCTTCCGTTATAGTCAAGACTTCCAACGAAATCATATGCTACGCCAAGCTCTTTCAGCCTATTCGATATCAAGCCTGTAAGTTTATTATCCTCAAGACGCTTAGCTAACTCCCCTATGGCATTCTCGCTCCTTCTGACTATCCTGACGTTAAGTTTCCCGTCAGAATCATCAGACACGCTTGGAATATAGTCTGACTTTGACTGCTCTGAATTGAATCTTCTGACTGTCTTGTCCAAATCGGATTCATCAATCTGGCTGTCATACGTTTTCGACAATTGTTTGAACTCGTTTGACAACTCGGCATCCAATCCGGCCAACTTTAGGAATGAATGGGCAGTAATCTGCCCATTCATATCGTATTCCGCCTCATCAGCGGCTGATTTCATAAACGTGTCGCTGTTGGCTATCTTGTATAACTCAATCGTTCTCGCCCTGTCTTTTCCTGTTATTCTGAACAGGTCATCCCAAAGCTTGCTGTCTACAAGTTCTCCGTTTTTGTTTTTAACACATGGTTTTCTTACGCAATAATCACTCATAATATCAATTATTAACTTCCACAAACTATCTGGTTGTTGTCATCGACGATGCTGTCGTTTCTTGTTTGTGCGGCTGCCCTATTAGCGGCATTTACTGTATCATCGACAATTTTGTCATCGGCTGTTATTGTATCATTTCTTATAATACGTTCTTCTTTGATGTCAAACCTGTCAAACATATACGAGTTATTGTCGTTTATAAGCCCTTTGATATCCTCGGATATCTCATTCTTCACAAGTACATAAACAGCATCGTTTGAATCACTTGGTATGGTGTTTACAACAAGACCGTCACCAAATCTTTTTGTATCTCCGGTATTGATTGAGGAGGCATCAGCCAAGGCGTAGATGTTACCGTCAATATTTATAAGCGGTCTCATTCTAAACTCTTCCTTGCCTTTAACAAAGCAGCACGCGTCCAGTTGTTCTCCAGATACAGATATGATATCATTGTTTTTCTCGCTCAGAACAGCAACATCTTTTATGTGGAAAGGCATCTTGCCGACTATGTTTGAATCACCGCAATGCATCATCATAAACCTGTAGACATCTTCGGATTTTGTGTCCTCGTCGCTTTCGTTTATGATGTTGTTTCCGTCAAACAAATCAACGTAACTGTGGTTTCCCACTGCATTTATATACAGCATATCCTGATTCACAATACCAAGGAGCCTGTTTGTGGCTGGATTCAAACCTTTCGTATAATAGAAGTGCATAAAGATATCTTTCGCAAATTCAGGATACCTTTCATATAATTCATTAAAGCTGTTTGCGAGTGCGAGTTTTTCCTCGGGAGACATACTATAAGAGTACCTCAATTCCATCATATCCCTGCCAAGCGGCTGATTCTTGTCAAACTTTACGAAATCGAGCGATTGCATAAAATCATTGGATGTGATGAAATTGGCAAAGTTTTCTTGCGAGTCACCGTTTAGCCAACGTTGGTTTATTTCTAATCCGGAAAACATGCCCATAAAATCCTTGATAAAGCTGGCTATATACCTCTTGGCGTTGCTGACACCGTCGGAGGACTCCAGCAAAGGATTGAATCTGCTGCCCATCGCGTTAATCAGCCTTAACTTTGGTATATCCCTCAGTATCATCTGTGCGACATCACCGCTTAGTCCCCAAGGGGAAATCATATCAGCGGCATAGTCAAGCCTCTCGGTATAAAACGCTGACATATAAGGGGTGAATTTCCTCATCATATAATCCATGGTGTATCTTGTTATGTTGTAAACCATGTTCTCATACTCAAAAGGATGTTCTGAGTATTTGTCAAGGAATCCAACAAGGCTGTCATGCAAGCCTTTTTTATCTCCATCTTTACTCCATGGATTTTCAGAATCATTCCAATCCTCTGTTATTGGGTTCTCAAGACCGTCATAAGTCTCGATTAAAAGTTTCTCAAAAGCCCTTCCTCCTTTCTGTATCGAAGAGATTTCATCCGCAAACCTTGATTTGACAACATTTGCAGATGTGTTTCTTGTTGATTGTATATAATTGCTCAATTCCCTTGAGTTTGATATTATCCTGTTGAAAAGTATGGCAACCTCTGTCTGCATGTTTTTCGACGATGCGTCATCCGGGTTTGTTATGCCTTTCATAAGATTATCTTGAGTCAAAGCCATAGGTGAATACTCGGAATTTAGCATTCTCCCGACGTTTGACACTCCATAATAGTCACGCAGAACGGCTTTTAACGCTGTAGAGACGCTGCTGATTCCGTTGTAACGCATATACTCGCAGGTTTTCTTAATAATTTGTTGGTTAAACAATAAGGCTATATCATCCGTTGTATAACCAAGTCTGAGAAGCATGCCTGCCGCATCGGCTGTTATGGTATTGAGGTTGAGATAATTCAAAACCGGGTCTTTAACAGCATCAACAGAGGCTGCGAGCATTTCCGACAAGGCCTTAAGCGTATCAAGATTGTTAACACTCGTATTAAGGAGGTTGCAACCCAATTCAGATGTGTTTATATCTGACGTGCTGCCGTTAAGTTCCTTGATTTTGCCCGAGTCAGCAAGACTGCCAAACAGAATCCTGTTATCACTTTTGAATTTCAAGGTTTTAAGTCTTGACGAAATAAACGCGTTTACGTTGTCGTTGGCGAATATGCCAATCAAATCACCGGCGGCTTGATTCATTTCCTTGAATATAACGGAAGTCTCTGGGTCGGAATAATCATAATCCTCATTATAGTCAAGGTTTTTATTTTCCTTGAGAATGTTCTTAAGATATTCATAACCACCGTCTCCTTTGATTCTGTTATATTGCTCGGTTGTTATCAAGCCTTTATCACGCATTTCTTTGGCATGGGTTGACACTCTTGCCAGCCTGGCAGACTCACTTGCGTTCTTGAAACCGCCTATCGCTATTCTGTCAGAGGCTGTTGACTCGTTGGTTAACACACCTATGTATATATCAACAAGCGCGTTGTTTATATCGTCTGTTGACATATCGAGAACGTTGTCAAAATTATAACTAAAATCATCTTTTGGACCAATAATTTCAGCCTTATCCAAACCCATTTCCTTTAACGTCTCGTCGTATATCTGTGACTTGGATTTGTCAAGAGATGCTAAATTTGTCTCGTTCCAATAGTCGTGAAGATATAGTCTGTCATCCGGCTGCTTGCCGAGCGACTCCCTCAACGCGTCCTTCTCGGAATCAGACATAGATTCTGATTTCTCCTTAAGAATGGCAGCTGCTTTTCTTCCGAACTCGCTTGATGTATAAAAGTAAGTCCAAACATCGTAAGGGTCAACCTTGTTTTCTTCCTCGTGATAGTTATGTCTCATCAGATAGAGCTTGTCTATATCAAAGTCAAAACCGGCTATAGTAGTGCATTCTGCTGGCAATTTGATAGAGTTTGCGCAACCTTTTGGTGTCACCCTCTTCACATGTAGCCTCATCATAGAGTATTCTTTCTCAGTAGGGATTCTGTATGCAATCAAATCGAGTATACCCGGAAAATCCTCTTCTATAAGAGTTTGACCTGTAAGAAAAAATGTTTCAGGATGAGCCGCTTTAAACGTTCCGTCCGGATAGCAATATTTATCATAATCGAGTTTTACCAACTTGCCATTTTTATCCTTGTAGGAGAAGTCGAACGGTATCTCACACTCATATCCACACAATTTGCCGTCTTCTATAAACGCGTTCAGTTCCTGTGATGCAACCCATTTGTCGCCAACACCAAGTGAGGATGCCTGTACTATACTTCCACCGGGTACAGTCTGCCTTATGACGCCTTTTCTGAACATGCTTATAAGCATGCTCTCGATGTCGTCAGCGCAGCCAATCTCAGAGAAAGGCACGATAGGGTTTCCGTTTGAGTCAAGTATTATCCTGTTGATGACGGCTGGGTTTGTCCTGTCGTTATTAAGCAATGAGAAAGCGAGGTTTCTTGTCAACCTGTCACCATTGTTTAATGTCGATATGAACCCCTCGAAAGATTTCGCGAATTTAGCAGAGTTCAACAGGTTGAAATAAGTCTTCAACTTGCCACCTGTCACGTCTTTATAACCTATTCTGTAAACAACATCATTCTTTATGGCTGAATCAATTATTTTACGTCCCTGTGTACCAAATATTGATTCTCCGTCTGTATGGTCTGGCACGTTGGATTGTATAAGCATCGAATCCAAAGGAAGCGTATGTATGTATCCGCCGTAAACCTTTTCGGTCTTATTATCGAAATGTTTTGTCTGCTCGCTCATTATCTTATCGAAAGATATGGAATCATCAATGACTACCCTTTTATCCTCTCCTCTGTTTGATATGAAACGTCTTTGCTCAGCCGCTGTAGGCTTGTCGTCTCCTTTTATTTCTTTGCCGTCAGAATCCATTCCCGGAAGAAACTCGCCCGAAGCGTCTATATAACTTCCGTCAACCATCATATATTGCAAATCAAACTCAAGGAAACAGCCCTTTTTGACGCATTTTGATGAAGCCATCAAGTCAACATTGTTACGCTTCATCCACATACCCATCTCACGCATTTTGCTTCCATTCGGATACATTTCCGGCACGATAGGCACCTCAGCGTATTTGAGCTGGAATGGAATCCTTTTGCTGCCAGCGATTTCAATGCCGTCATTGATAGGCTTTATAGGCTGCATCACAAGCATGAGGTTGTTTATTCTTGTAAGCGACTTGGTTGTGAGATTGCCGTCAGAGTCAAAATTTGAAGCGGTATTGATTATACTGTTTATCTCCTGATAGGCAAGTTCTTTGTTTGTATCCCAAAATGGCTCTCCGATAGACATGAGTATCCTTCTGTATGAGTCGAGCGACCTGTAAGCCTCACCATCTGTCAAGGTGTTTCTGTCAAATTGATTCATATAGGCATCCGCCGCATTGGCTGCGTCGCTGTCGCTCATTGTCTTCAGATAACGGTTATACATGACGTTACGCATAACCTCTCTCGTCCTGGCGTTCACGCCGATTGATATATCATTGAAATAACCAACCCTTTGCGTGAAATTGTCTCCGAATATAGGTTTGCCGTCAAGGTCTACAGCATCTCTAACAACCTGATAACCGTTTGTCAGCTCACCTTTGTTTCTTTTCTGCATATCTTTCACTCCGGCAAAGAATAAAGGAGAAACCTGCGTTAGATTAACCACATTCATCATACCGAACTTATAATTCAGCCAGAAGTCATACAGTATCTTGTCAAGCCTTTCCTGTGGGTTCTCTGCCTTTCCTATGTATTGTTTGAAATTGATATACTCTCCATCATTGTTTACATCGAGTATGCCGTTATCCTTAAGGAATGTCTTAAAGGACTCAAATTCTCTCTCAAGATAAGGTTTGAGAATCTCATCCTTGAATACATTGGCGTCCATGATATTTCCGTCTTTGTCTACAAGTCTGCTCTTATCCTTGTCTGACAGTTTGTTAAGGAAGTCTACCGTACCGAATTTTTTCTCGTTGCCTTTTTTTGTGAGAGTCTCCTTGTCGTTAGCCCTCACAACTATCCCGGCTTTTTGGTAACTTCTTATCAATTTCTGCATATTAACATCAGACAAGAACAGATTGTATATCCCGTCAAGTATCTCCTCTTCCTCATAATGGAGCAGCCTGAAATATCTCGCGGAATTATTATCGCCTGTTATAAACGAAGGAATAAAGGCGAAATTATTCCTTGGCATCGTGTCACCCTTAAGCATAAAAGGTGTGCCGAGTATAGGGGTACCGGCGTATTTAGGATTCGCAAGATTATTAAGATAGGTTGTTATATCCATCAACACATGCTGTCTCCTGTCTGTCACCTCGGCTTCGACATCATTTTCGCCCATATTGCGGATGACATCTATTTTGTCTCTCAATGATGTATAAAACTCAGATTGATCAGAAAGTCTGTAAAGGTCACTCAATATCCTGTTGTATATAGTTGTTTTGCCCTTTACGGTACCGGCAAAAACTGGGCTTTCAAGATATTTCGCATTAAGAAAATTCTTTAAATCGTCGCCTGTTAGATTATGAATCCTCTTAAATAACGAAGTAGCGCTTGACGGCAATATCCTTGATGTCTGCCTCTTTCCTGCAAACGAGAACATATTCTCGTATGATGATTCAACTCCGTTGCGGTCAGCCATACGCAAAAGAATAGGATAATTATTCTGTATCGTTTCGTTTTCAGCAAAACTTTTGAATGAGTTCTCTGTGGTTCTAAATCCGTTCGCCCCGAAAAGATTCTTGAATGCCTTCATCATCGCCTCAAGGTCAGCCTTGTTACCAATTATGGCTGACGCTGTATCGGCATCTATCTTTACGCCTATCCAGTTGAACATGTTGATTATGCATCCAAGCATGGCGCTGTCTGTTGTTATAGCCGGATTATTCATTTGCTTATTGGCAAACAAATCGTTGGGAACAGGATACCTTCCGTTATCGATATAATATGTGATACAATCGCTGATACCCTCAACTCTGTTTATGAGTTTCTTATACATATCAACCCTGTTGCAGTATATCGTGACAATGGTTCCATCGCCGCCATCGCCTACAGTCTTGAATACGGAAGTATTTGTGTTTCTTCCATAAAACAACCCACTCTTGAACGTCTCGAATAAATCCTTTGAATTCGACTTGTTAAGAACGGGCGTAGAATACACATACGTCCCGTCTTTTTGATACTCCTTTACCGTTCCAACAACCTGCTGATGATATTTATTGAAGTTAGATACGAAAGTGTTGCGAGTCATAGGGTTTTTGCGCAGCACATCAGCTATGACTTTATATTTCTTGCCAGCCCTTTCGAGTCTTGAAATCATTTCTTCGCCCGAGAAGCATCCATTTGTTATATTGAATACCCTCCTGCCAACAAACTGAGGGTTTGAAAGCATGGGGAGTCCTGTAAGAGTCGTTTTCTTCTCATTTTCCGCTATTGTAGTAAACGGCGACAGAAACTTCTTGTCATTGTCGTTCTTAAGCAAGTCATTATCGAGTATATCCAATGCTTTTTCCTCGGTTATTACAGAATCCTTACCTATCTTTTCTCCGTTGGATAACTCTATATCTTTTATGGCTATATATTCCGTCTTCTCGGAAACCTCATATGAAGGTGTCAACATAAGCAGTCTGTTGACGCTTGACGCCATTCCGCTTATAGGGTTAACCTCGTCTGGGTCAACCTGCCAACCCTCAGCCTGTGGAAGTTCCATATCCTCAAGGTTAGCCTCGGTATTGTTGACTGACTCGGTTTTTTGCCTTATAGACAAATCGCTGCTTATGCTTATGTTATATATCTTGTTTATCATAGGGATAGCCATAGAGGCTATCTCGTAGAATATGGAGTCATAATAGTGTCCGCTCATATTGATTCCAAACACACGAGAGGCAAGGCTGTCTATTTTACTGGCAGAATCAACATCATTTCTGCCATAGGCGTCACCCTTGTTTTTCTTGGTAAGAAGAAGCATATTCTTCATTACGGTATCGAATATAACCGCAAGGTTGTCGGTAGTCAACGAGTTGACATAATCATTTATTGACTTGCCGACGCGTTTACTCTCCTGTTTTATTACACCCATAAACAGATTGACAACATCGGATTTTAACTCGGCAAGTTCCTTCCCGTTAACCCTCATGGATATAGCCGCTTGATTTTGCAATTCCTTGGCGCCAAAAGCCTTTGTCATAGCGTCTTTAGTTGTCTTTACAATATCGGACATATCCGGCTTGCTGTTAATAAATTCAGCTATGTTTGAAGCCATTTCCGCTATCTGCTCATCGGTATATGAGTTACTGTCGTTTATTACAAGACCAGGATTGCCGTTTCTTTTGGCGTTAAGATTATACAGACGTATCATACTGTATACAGCCTCGCTAGTGACACCGTCGCCGAGGACTTGATGCCCAGAGTCTGTATTTACCGAACGTAGTCTTCTACCCACTCTTGGGTATATGTTACACTGATTGGTAGCCATATAATATTTACATTTAGTTTTTGTTTGACAAATATACGGACAATCTGTCTCAAGACAATCCGTATTAAGTGGTTATTAAAGAAAAAGGTGTCAATACAGACAATATTGACACCTTGGAAGCAACCGGATTAAAACAAATCCGTGTAGTCACCAAGAAGGATTCCTATCCTTTGGAGCAGTCTATCCTTGTCTTTTATACTCATGCTCCTGTCGGAAAGAATCCTCCTCACGTAATCCTCATAGCGGTTAAGCATCGACATTGTTTGAATCGTCTATACCAACCGTAATCAGTTCGTCCGCATAAGGGAGGGTTTTAATCCAGTCGCAGAATATATGCCATTGAGGAAGCCTGTGGTTTCTTCTTTGAATATATATCCTCCTTAGTGTCTGGTAAGAAAACATCTGCACCCTTCTCTGCATGAAAGATTCGGAGATGCTTTCCTTTAGTTTAATAAGTTCTTCTTCTGATAGGCATTTTCCTTGTATATGTAGTGTCGATTCGCTGCTAAGTCTTTCTGTACCAATGCGATAAGTATCCATTTCTTGCCACCAATAGCGAGGCGCGTTGATTTCGGCATACACGTTTATCCCACGTACAACCTTGGCATGCTCATCGCCTTTCTTGACAAGAGCCGACATCAAATATAAATCCTTTGGGTCAAGTTTTATACCGCAGGCGGTACTTATCTTTGAGTCGAAACCACATGTACTATCAATATTAACGAAGTATATTTCGCTTCTGCATTCCTTGCCGAAAGGAAGCCTAAGGGCTTGCAAAGCCGCGCCGAATCCGGCAATTTCAAGCGTCTTGACGTTAAACTCCGTTACTGATTTGAATCTCTCTTCCATTTGTGTTTCTCCTTCTTGTTTGGTTTATAATCATTTCTTTTCTTTTTATTGAAGCGCTCATATGACTCACTCTCGCTCTCGTAGCGCTCTATCTGCCTGTCGTTGAGTTTAGCCATAATCTACTCCTCCACCACCTCGAACTCGTCGATACACCAACCCTTGACTTTCTCATACGGAAGGTCTATCTGCCGTCTGACAGCATCTATAAGCACAGGCGTGTCGAACTTGCGCTCGATATCAAGGTTGCCATCCTCGTCAGGTCCGTAGTTTGTCTCCTCGTAGTCGCTTACGCACACGCGCACGCTCTTGTGAAGAGTCATCGAGACACACACGTCAACCATGACAGGCACCTTATTGTCGTTATAAGGGGCGTTACTCTCTTCCATTGTTTTCAATTTTTAGTATCTCGTAATCGATATAAACCTTGGCTTTTCGCAAGTCCTCGATGGCTTTATTCCTCATTGACATACCGTTCTCGAACTTCTTCCCTGCGCGCCAGATATACTTTATGGCGTTTCCAAGGTTAAAGTCGAACTCCTGCGCGACATCTATGCACTCAAGTCCGCTCTTTGTCTTGTAGTAATCCTGATGCTGAATCTCCCTTTCAACCGGCTCAACATCACCGCCGGCTTTGAATCCTATTCGTTTCATATGTTTATGTTTGATAATTTAGACGCGCCCACAGGCGCATTGTTTACAAATATAACCTCAATATCCTCGTCAAGGATATTCTCAAGAGTCTTTATATACCCGTTGTATTCCGCGTTGTTGTTGACGTAAAGCAACGGATAGTCCCACTCTGCTATACAGGTGTCTCCGCAATACAGCCTGTCGCTGTCGCTTATGAGGTATTGGTTTGATGCCTCCTCCCTCTGCGAGAACAATTCTATAACCCCGCTGTTTCTCATAATCAAAATAACTTTTGTTGCGTTATGGTTAACTCGGAATATAACTGATATGCTATTCTGGTGTAAAGCATGATATCAATCATATTATATGCACATCTGCTGTATGTTGTGCTTTTCAAATATAACTTAGGTTCGGTATTATCGTTGTTTATCAGATATATATCAACACCTTTTTTTGCGAACACGAACGAGATATGTCTTCCCGAATCAATGTATTGTCCATCGGGTGACTTCAATATGAATTTTTTACCCTCAGGGGCTTTCCTGCGCAACTCAAACATTGATGTGTCTATGTAACTCATCGCCGCATCGACATTTATATTGTCTGTTATGGCTATTCTCGCAGCCTCGGCGGAAGCGAGCGGGTATTTTGACGAGCCGTATTTGAAGAATCCGCTTGTAATGATGTTTAAGTCGGAGACAACGGCGAACCAATCGTTTATGGAGTATTGGCAAAACAACTTGTATTCCTTGAAATTAAGTTGTATGTTATGCTTTTCCTCCCACTCGTCAAGTTCAAGACGAATCGCGTTCTTTGTCTTGTCTGACATAAAGACAATACCGTCGTTGTTTATCTGCAACACATCAATATCACCAAGCGACTCAATGAGGCTTATGGTCTCAAGAGCCGACATGACCTTTATCGTCATAAACGCCTTAAAGTCGTGTACGCCAGAAGTCTCAAGCATCAGACTACCTATAAAAGAGTTAGTGGCAAGTTTGAATTGCTCTGAATAAGTCTTGCCGGAATCATTGCAACCCCTAAGTTTAAGCATTGTTTCTAGCGCATATGAAAACGCGCCTGGACTCATCTTGTCGGGCGTTATTTTAAAGTTTATAGCAACAGAAGGCCATGCTGATTTGAAATCAACATAATAGATATGTTTTGATTTATTATCAAATACACCTTTTTCTGCAAACCCTTTAAGTCCGCCCGATGTAAGAGTTGCTATTCTTTCAGGTAAAACCACAGATAATACATAATCCGGATTTATGTTGATATTCCTTAACTCTGAAAGGAATGCATTATTTCCTGCAAAGTTAAAGTTGTAACTTTTTGGTATTATGTCGTTTATGGATATACTAGAATATCTGTTGTCTATAGGTTTGAATATTGATTTTGTATTATAAAACAACTTAAACAGCTTCGTACCTATAGTAGTTATGTTGTCATTCATAACACGTATTGGATATTCTCTTTCTATAAACTCTCTGAAGAATACATCTGTAGATTTTTCTACAAGAAGCTCATTATAGATTAAAGCGTTACTTTTTGACAACTCTCTTGAATAGGTGCGTCTATCTAAAAAACAACCTTTTGGTACTTTTATGTTACTATCAACAACCTTTTTAAGACATTCAAATACAGCATCTTCAAATTGGACTATACCTTTATTATAAAAAAGAGGAGCCAAATCAAAAGAGTTAAACTTATACGCATGCTTATAGTTTATCCAGTCCTGATAAGGATGAGTATGCACAATATCAGCAAATGAGTCTATCCGAAAGATAATATCACCTATAGACTTATTCTTTAACTCATTATAATTGATTATACAATAATTAAGTATTGTCTCATCATGATATCTTCCATTATATGCACACCAGTAAACATCGCCACACATCAGACTTGATATAATCTTGTCTAACTGATTATAAACACTGCTTATCTCATAATGGCGAATACCGTTTGTCTCGGTATTCACCATTGAGAAATCGATACAGTCTCGTTGCGTGACGACACTGTAGGTAAAAACTGTCTTCCCGAATAGAATCATTTTATGTACATGTTTTTATCCTTGAAGTCTATCACATACTTGTGTTCCTCAAGGAATGTGTTTCCCAAGATACCATGGATTTCAATACCCCAGCCATCAAACGCGCTGCCAATATCGAATACCTCAAACACCTCTGTAAGCATCTTGTCTCCGCTGAATAGGGTGAGTCTGTAGTACTCGTCAGGCATAACCTCCCCGCCGGCTGTTGTTATGGTCCTTGCAGGCATATCGTTTCCGTCCTTGTCGACAAGCCTCACCTTTTCGGCGTCAGCGATTGACTTCACAACCCCAAGTTTGAGGTGGGACAGGTTGCTCCCCGTATCAACAAGGAAGTTAAAAGCCTTGCCTGTTCTGTCCTTGAGGGTGACTATGGGAGTACCCGTCTTTTTGAACGTCTTGCCGAAACTCAGCTTTGCCTGATTTTTCAAATTAAAGTCATATAGGCTTTTGGTTCCAATCACCGCAAGGATTACAACAATAAGTATTATTGATACAACTGTAGCCATAAACCTTCTATTTTACTCCTGTTGAACCAAACCCGCCCCTGTTTTCGCTTCCAAGGGAATCAACCTCCACAAACTCAAAACCGCTTGTGAATAGCCACTTGATTTTTTGCCATACAGTCGCCTTCTGACTGAGGTTAAGCCTGAACTGGCAAATTCTGTCACCGTAAGAAACGACTCCATCTTTAAGGAAATATACAGGGTCTTTCCATTCGTCATTATTTCCGCTGTATGAGTTATCTATAATCCCGAATGAGTTTACCTGTATGAATCCGAACTTTTTGAACGTGCTGCTTCTTGACACGATATTGGCTTCAAATCCCTTGGGAAGTTTCATCGCCACTCCAAGAGGCAGCAACGCAAAGTCATCCTTTTTGTATTCGTGTTTTTCATATTCAGGACATGCTTTTAGATCCACCCATTCGCCCTTGTCTATAAATTCAGGGACGTATGCGCCTCTGTTTACTTTCTTTATATATATTTTTTGTCTCATTTCTTTCTTATTTATCAAATTTAATAAAGCCACAGATTGACGCTGTGGCTTTATTATACGATACGTAAAACTACTTCTCTACTTATTTCAATAAGGGACTCGCACCCTCCGCCATCCTTTCTGGCGTATTTAATAAATTAAACTTTGTTAAGATAACCAATTATGTCGTTCGGCTCTGTCTCGCTGACTCCAACCGGAACCTTAGGGTTCTCCTTGAGGTAGCAATCCAGTTCCTTGACGATGTTTCTCCAGTTTTTGCAAAGATACTCACCATTCCTGCCGTATGCAAGGTCTGTTATGGATTTTGTATCCTTATATTCCCAGGCGAGAGGATTCCTGCTGTTCCTGTTGACTACAATAAAGATATAGTTGTTAATCTTGAAGTCCTTGAAATAGTCATCCTTGACTACATTCTGACGCAGCAACTCATAGTATAATTGCGCCTGAATCATATAGCGCCATTTGATAAAACTCAACGGGAACTCATACTCAAGATGCGATGATGTCTTCAAGTCGCAAGGAGTTATCATCTTATTCTTGTGGTCAATAAGGCATAAATCCATCATGCATCTTAGTTTGATACCTTCGTATTCGCCCTTGAATTTCAGCTGATACTGCCTCTCGATATTGTCGATTCCGTCCTGTCTGAAATAAAACTCGGTGGCTGGTGATGTCCTCAACGAGTCTACCGAGGCTATGCAGTCGGCGTAATCCTGCGATGAGACAACCTCCTTGCCGCCGCAGCAAACCAAGGAATCGAAATACTCGTTGCAATCCCTCCTTATATTGCGCACCCTTGTTGATTCATAAGACTTACCGGCATAATAACCGCATTCAGCCCCTATCCTGGCGATGTCGAAGTCGTCTATGTCTGACAAGTTCAACGCTTCGGGAAACTCATCGGCAAGACGTTTTGTCACCAGTATGAGAGAGTCGCTCAGTTTCGGGAAGTCAACCACGGCGAATCTCTCGTTGAAAGCGTCCTCGCCGTCGGTAAGCAGCGTGTCTACCATGCTGCCGAAAGTGAGTGACGGTGTGCTTATCCTGTCAAAAAGGGTTGGCAACCCCTTGAATCCCTCTCTGTCAAACCTGGCTATCGTTGAATACGAATACGCCTCATCCTTGCGGTATGTAGGTTCATCAACCTTCCAACTTATCTCGTAAAGACTTTTCATTCGTTTGTTGAGTTATTTTGTTAAACCATTCCATTGTTTTTCTTAATCCCTTAAGCGTATGGATTTCCGCATAGTACCAATGAGTCGCCAAATCTATGTTTTTGAGGAACATCTTACGTTTGTACGGATGCAAGTCGTTGGAGTAACCCTTGCACTCAAGCACGAGGAAATCATCACCTATTCTTACGACAAAATCAGGAGTGTATTCCCAACGCCTTATCCTCTCTGGGCTTCCGTTTTTTGTGACTCTCGGGACGCCATCGAGACACCACGGTTTTGACGGGGTGAAACTATCCAGAAGTGTTGATGTCAAAGGCTCATACTCGGTATTATAACCAAGTTTAACCAACTCCTTATAAACCCTCGCCTCAAGTTTTGACTTGAACTCTATACCGTCAGTCACATTCTCTGTGGCGCCTATTATTTTTTTATTTTCCATTATTTTATATAATCGGTTATTGAGCCAATAACAATCTCGTCATAAACTACACGCTCCGCACTCAATAAACTTTTTATGACACATTTAAGAAAATCGCTGTTTTTATATATACTGTTTATGATTATTTTTATGTTTCCTGTATTTGTGTTTTTAACAGATATGCAGTATATGATACCTTTTTTGGAGTATACACAGCCATATTCACAGAATATATCACCATCATTACTTGTGTACTCAAAGTGTCCTACAAGATTTTGACAACACCTGTCTATAATCATATCAGATATAACCTTTTTAGTCATAGGTGATATGTTATAGTCGTTACTCCTGTAGCAATATGAGGTCATGGGTAGAATCAAATTCTTATCTCCGTTGACAAAACAATATCCGTCATTGGCGGTTATAACATAAAACCGCACTGATTGCATTGTCTCATATCTTAGAAACGAATGTTTTTCTCTTAACGCAAAAACTACGCGCTCGCTTTTTGTCATCTCAATTCCTCCAATGACATTTTTATCGAGTTATATTCCGTAAAGAACGGAAGGTTATACTCCACAAGATTAACCTTGTTGTTGGCATAATTCACTACAAGATTACATATCACAGAGCCTATCATCATAGCCATATATGTAGTCTGTTTGAATGAACATATTGTGGTGTCGGCATCCATGTCATTAAACATATAATTTTCCTCATATCTTCTTCTTGATTTGATATCATCAAACCTAAAGCAAATCACTTGAAGTGTATCCGCAGACAGTCTGCCGTCTATATACAAGCCTGTGAATCCGGACGCTTTGGCGCTATTATACACAGCCCATCTCGAAGCCATCAAATCAACACCGGTGATAATTATATCGATATATTTCCGTATAGATGTGTCTGAGTAAAACCGCGACCGTGACATGTTCATATTAATATTGGGGGAGAAAAGTTTCACATTATCGACTAATTCAGACACTTTGTGTCCGCCTATATTCATGGGGCCGAAAAACTGTCCCGCCATATTATAGGCAGACACTTCATCATCGTCGATGATATATATACCTTTAAGATTAAGTCTTGACAACGCAAGTACTGTCCAGCTTGATATTCCCCCGGCGCCCACAACCTCAACGTTTATTTCCGAGCACGCCTTAAACCACGGTGCGCCGCTGTATCTCCGCGAGGCCATGGCGGATACACCGTAGTCTGATAATATTTTTATATCCACATTATTTGTGTGTTCATCTTGTACAGAATCATTATTATTTTCCGTATTGTCACTATCGGCTATAAATGTATTTCCGGAGGAGGTGTTATCCGCCACGTTTGTTCCGAGGATTTCGTTTATATCCTCATTTGTTATATTAACACTCATAGTATTCAATATTGTTGTTTATGCATTCTAAACACATGTCCACATATACAGAATCATCAAGTTTGGAAAGCATGTCATAAAGTGCTTTAAGTTCTTCAACCGACAAGTTCTCAATCTGTGAAATGATAAAATTATATATGGTTTCATCATCGTCGTTTGAAATCTTATCAAGGCTTCTGTCGAATTTTAACTTTTTATCGCATGGAACCCAACCAAGAGAGGCTGTCGCCAATCTATTATATATTTGAGTAATCTTACCATTATCCACAATATTGGATTCGTCCTTGAATAATGTCGGATAATCATTTCTATGTGGCTTATCGTCGCCAAAATACAGATGCTCTTTGGATATCGGAGTCACGCTGTTTCCGACAAGTTCAACAAGCACGGATTCCTCGCTGTTTTTCGGTATGACGACATCAAGGTTTATCTTCTCTATAAACTCGTCGACAACAACGTTGTCTCGTGTCTCGGTGACGTCGGAATTACCAAATGTCTTATAAGTCGAGATGATTTCGCTTGACTTAATCTTTACCTTTCTTGTTATGGCGGCTACATACTCACCCTTGTTGTTTACAACCAAGGAAAGAAAATGATTCCTTGCCGAGCCTTCCTTTATTAGCGTCTGTGTATCCTCGCCGCTGTAAAAAGCAACCATTCTATTATGGCTGTGGAGTAATCCAACTTGCTGATTTAAAAGACCTTGGCTACAAGCGTAACTTATTATCCTCTCGTCTTCTGCAAACTCTGTATGTTCACTTGTGCCAATATCAAGCACAAGGAAGTCAACAGCCTCGAATGTGATGTCTTTGTTTTTGAACGAGCCTTTGTAGTCGTAATACAACACTCCGCTCCACTCGTTGTCCGGCAGTTTTGAACACCACCATCTTATCTTTGATTCAACCTTTTCCGATATGACAAGTTTGAATCTGGTGTCAGATTCTCTTATTTTATAATCGCTATTGTCCATTTTCTTTATTGTTAATCAGATAATACCTGTAAAGCAATGTTATCAATCCCCGCGCCACCTCCGGTATTATAATATACGTGTCTTCGTTTGATTCAACGCCTATCTTTTTGAACTCAACATTCCTACCTTTGAAATATATTGAGGTTCTCATGTTGTTTCCATCAAGCATGGGATTACAAGACGATGATATATATAGCCTTCCGTCAGCGATGGCTCCTATTATAAGGTATGAGTCAATATCGCTGTCTTTATAGTTGTCTTTATGCCGAAGATAATCAAGGGTTAATTCGGTAAGTTTGCACACAAGGGGGATTGTCATTCCAAAATATATATTATATTTGTCATGATACAATGGTTTTACGGGACTGACAGACATTATATAGTCAAACAGGTCGCATATATAATTATCGGGAATATTATTTATATCTATACCTTTGATAATATAATCCATTGAGTATCTGTTTGCCACTTCTCCCATTCTTATATACGGGCCGCCAGATATTGATTCGGTTCTTATGTATCTGTCAAGCTCTACAAGAAACAACCTGAATATATCCGGGTTATAACTTGATGCCAGTGTAGTCATTGTGGTCTTTATCGGACCTCCACCCAAACATGGGACGAGATAGTTCATGACATTGTTATATTGTCTCGGAAGATGCGAAAATACATAGCCGCATCTCATCTCGTTGGTTGTAAGGGTCGAGCGCGTCATATCAAACCCGACAATGCTTGCGCTTTCTGTAAATGTGATTTTGACATACACATCATATATTGTATGTTTCTCGTCATTCTCATTTGATACCTCAACCTCGTCCCAATGTATCACAAGTTTCGGCCTGTCAGCAAGCGTACACTGCAAGTCAACGTTATCCGTCCCGAACATATCCTCGGCGGCGGACTTGATGTCGTCAAAACAATTCATATCAAATAAAAAAAAAGCCATATCCGAAGATATGGCTTGAGGTCTACCTGTCAAGAATGTCACTTATCTCTGATTTTGAGAGACTTCTAACCGCGTTTTTACTCTTACATACGGTGTAGCCCATCTTTGTAAGGGCTGCTACGACCTGCTTGAGAAGGTATCCGTTTGAGAACTCCTCGGCTTGCCTCTTGGCGTCAGACAGTTCCTTAAACTTCCTGTCGGCGATAAAATTCTTGAGGTTTTCCGTCGACACGCTGGTATAAATAAGCCCATATGCGTCCCTTACCTCCTTGAAGAGGTTGTGGCTCTTTATGTAGTCGAAGCACTCCCGCCTCTCCTTGCCGACAACTCCTGACGAGATTTTTTTGCTCGCGTTGGAGAGCTGGAAGACCAAGTCATTGGTTACGCTTCCTTTGAAAGGCATGTTTGTCGGGAGTATCGAGTCGTCTGACTTATACTCGGCCTTGCTGACACCCTCGTAGAAAGCCTGATTGGTATAGTCTATCCCGGCTTCGTCAAGAAGCCTCTTGACATCCGCAAGCGTTGTCACCTCAACATCGTTGAAATCCTTCCTTGACTGGGTGTTTGTGGACACCACGATTACGTTTCTTTTCATGATTGCTTTTGTTTGATTGGTTTAACTAACAGTTCCCTTATTACCCTCCTGAACGTTTCGGAGCCTTTATTCTTGAATAAATCCGAAGGGTCCTTCGACTGGTATTCCGACGGAATCTCAACCATTTCAAGGTCGAACATACCGCATAGTCTTGACGCGTATATATGTCCGTGGTTTTCCTCCTTGTCGAAATCGTTGTCGAAGAATATGATTATCCTTTTGAATCTTCGCTTCAACTGGTTGATTACCTTCTCCTTCGGTATATAACCCTCTCCTTGAAGGCTTACAGACGGTATCCCGGTATTCTCCCAAAGGCACAGCGCGTCCTTTCTTGAAGACGTTATAAACAAGGTGTCACCCTCTTCTGGCAGTCGGGACCACAAGTCCCAAACCGAGGAGTCGTGTTTGCTCAACCATTTGAGTCTCTGTGACTCAGGCTGGTATACCTTAAGTGATACCTTGTTATCCTTGCGCTCTACATAAACATAGGCGAGTCTGTCGGCGGGTATAACCTTTGTGTGATTGTCTCTTGTTATAAGGATATGGCTTATAGGGTACACATCGCCAAACTCAAGCCATTCTCTGGTTATTCCGTATGAGTTCCAATACTCCATATCATAATCAAACCATTGGCGTGTTCTGACCTGCAATACAGAGTCGGTTCTGCGGATTGCTCCCTTATGAGTCTTGTTGAGTCTGATTGAGTCGGGATTGACACTGTTTAAGTCATTCCATATCTTTGAGACAACCTCGTTGAAACTACGGTTCCACATCTTCCCCAAAAGGTCGAATATGCTGCCATGCTCGCCTGTGCCGAAGTCTTTGTAGAACACCTTTATGCCATCCGGGGAGAAAACGCTTACAGAGGCGTTCCTGTCCTGTCTGACAGGACTGTTAATAAGCGCCGGGAGGGTGTGTATGTTAAGGTAGAATCCGGTTATATCCAACTCGGTAGTCCTGCCCAACAACTCATCCAGCCCGACGCTTATGTTGCAACGCCTGAAAGCCATTCTGACTCAATTAAAACTCCGGGAACCCCTCCGGCATATCGTCGTTACTGTCTGTCGCCGGAATCTCAGGTTTGGACTCCTCGGTAGCAAACGATGTAGGCACAACCTTGTACTCGTGTACGGGAGCGACATCGAACTCGCTCGTCTTGTAGCCTCCGTTGCTTACCCGGTCGTCAAGGCTTCTCTCGAATTGTTTGATTGCCGTCTCCATCTTGGATTTGTTCTTCACAAACAAATCGGTGTAGACAGCCTGATACTGTCTTCCGTCATTGCTGTTGCGCACTCCGAGAAGAATCTTCACCTCGTTGTTTGATGCCATCTTGACGATATCCCTCAATTCCTGGATATTGCCGTTGATGATAGCCTTCACGTCCTCAAGCACTCCTTCGCAAGCGTCAAGCTCGCTTCCTGTGCGAGTAACCCAGGAAGAGGTGTTTGAGTTGTAGTATTCAGCGTCGTCAAGACAAAGAAGCGCACGAATGAACTGCTCAAGATTGGCCTCGCCGGAATAAACCTTGCGGTAAGCCTTGTTTATCCTTGCCGGACCGCTCGCGTATTGAGGTATCTTGTTGGCGTCAATCTCGTCTTGTGTAGCCCAAGCGGTTCTTCCGTACTTGTCTATAACCTGATACTTCCCCGAGTTTGAGCCTTTCATGAATGCGTCGTTAAGGAAGAAAGTGAGGTTAGTCAGTATCGGCTTGTCCTCGTTGACATTCACAGACAGAATGAAAGACACCCTCATCTGTTTCTCTCCGGTGCGTGCCGTTCCTGCGTATACAGGCTCGTTCTGTACCGAAGTGCCGTAGATTGATTCCATCTCCGCCTTTGTCGGGTTGACAGCGATTACCTTGGCGACACCCACACCGGTGTAAAGCCTTCTTACAATCTCCTCTGAGTTGTTAGCGTGTTTAAAAGCCATAATGTATTCCTTTTTTTTTATTGTTTAACTGTAAAGGTAGCCATATTTTCCGGATTACTCCGCAGGGTTATGACTGTTTCCCTCAACTTCCGCGATTGCATCAAAACCAGCATACGGTATGGTATAGTCGTCAGGTGTTTCTGTCTCAATCGGTTGAGCCTCAACTTGGGCGGCTTCCGCCGCTTCGGCTTCAGTATGGTTCTCAGGCTCGTCTATTACAAGCTCGTAATCTTTGATTCTCTTTAGGGCGTCTACGGAAGACAAACCCTCGGTAATTCCAAGGATTGGCTCCTCCCAACGCTGGATTGTGTGGTCAAGACCTTCAAGCTCCTCATTAAGAGCGAGCATCTTGTGATAGACTGACTCTCTTTTTCTTCTCAGCGCTGAAGTCCTCTGCGCCACAGCCTTGATGTCGGCCACTTCAAACCTTGTAAGTTTCTTAATCATGATTTTTTTTGTGTTTGATTGATTTGTTATTGTTTTTCCTCGGCTGCAAAGCCGTCGTTGCATTCGTTTTCAGGTATAGCCTCTACCGTCGAGGCTACAACCTTGCAGTATACTTTCTCAATATTTTCCTCATCGATATACGTCTCCATCTTAAGCCTTCCTATGACATGTATTTTACATCCTTTCGATATGGCGTTAAAATCAATGTCTTTACGTCCTTCTAAAGCCGTCACGTTATGCCACGTTGTCTCAACTATTGGGATTCCGTCGTAATCCTTATATGTAAAGCATGTACACACGCTGAAATTGGCTACTCGCTTATTGTCGATTCCTATTCTTGCAGTCCTTACGTTTCCTATAGTTCCGATAAGCTCGATTCTATTAAGTTGATGTGTAATCATCATATGAATATCTTTGACATATCGACTGTAAGGTTGCCGTTCTCATCTGATGAGGCAACTTCAAACTTTTTACCTCTAAGATGTATAGGCCTTGCCTCTCGAAGAGTATCTCCTCCACCCTCGAAAGTTATATATGTTTTATTCTTATCACGATATACCATTCCAACAGCATCAGCTTCACCACAGATAATATCAGCGGATTTTCCAGCCAAAGCCATGGAGTATTCAGTCATTTCCTGACCGTTCTTTTGAATCTGTTTATCCTTTATATGAGATACCAATATGAGGGTGTCACATAACGGCTTAAATACATCAATCATAGCGCGTATAGCATTCCGGATAAACATCCATCCGGCTCCTTGCGGAAGCATTCTAACATCAGCTTTAGGGTCAGGAACTGGTTTGTTAGTTTTTGGGTCTTTATAGATTCTACCGTTAGCATCAAGTTTATACCCCCAATTTTGTCCAACCGAAGTGGCTCTGTATAACTGTGCGGCATAACTTAAACTTGCCTCTTCGAGACGAGTGGCGTTATCAATGGTGATGAATCTGTAGGGAAACTTACCGGTCTCTTCGATTTTAGCTTTGATTGATTTCGCTATCTCGAATATATCTCTTGCTGTTCTTGCTTGAACGCACATGACGCTTAATGCGCGGTAGCCATCCTCAAGGTCTATAATGAGGTTACTATCAAGGCTTGCCATCAGCGTTGACTTTCCCGACTTATAACCTCCAAATAAAACCATTAGTTTCGGGTTATAGTTTTCCACTTTCTTCCTTTCTGTTGGTAATTCAATCATTTTGTTTGTGTATCAAATGTTTAACTTTTGAAATCAATAAGAATAAGGCGTTCCTCCTGTTTACCACGCGTTCCACAAGGATATTGTATTCCTGTGTGCGCGGTGGAGGCAACTCCTCGTAATAGTTTACGGCTCCGTCAAAATACAGACCTATCATTCCGTTGCTTTCCCCGTCCCTGTTGATTACAACCTCAAGGAATCTCGCGTTACCTTTCAGCCTCGTGAGGTCATAACCTGCATAGGAGTTCATCTCAAAAGCGTAAGGGTTTGATAATCCAAGCATTACGTTTGCGTCCTTTCCCGTGTATTTACTATCCGAGAGGCTAGCTACTGTAGGACGTATTTTATTTGCCTTAAACGCTTCAAGATTGCTAATCTCAGTTGATTGCTGTTGTACTACAACTGGTATATAGTTGTATTTATTCCTAAGCTGTATCAAATAACTCGATAAAGTGTTTATACCTTCCCTTAAATCTTGCTTACCATCAGGAGAGATTACATTTTGTTATCCTAAAGGTTTTTTATCCTTTAGTTCTCTATATTTCCATAGAGTTCAGCATATATTTTCATCCGCTTGGGATGACGAACACTCGTGGCGACATTATATTCTATTTATAGTTTCAGCCGCTATGCGTTACACTGCCGAAAATTGTTACAATTCGGTTAGCTCGGTATTAGCATGTCTTTTATATATTAGCATATCAAGATTATCATTAAACTTATCGAATTTTCTTTTTAGATATATATTAGAATCATCATACATATAATGGAATAGATTCAATATACTTTCTTTCTTTCTGAAAAACAATCTATACATATCATTCTTACATAAAGCTTCTCCATTAGGTACTTTCATAATTTTACCTTTTCTTAACTCTTTATTTATTGTGCACTCGATATTATTATCCACTAATATTTTTTGTATTTCATTAAGTATATTTATTGTAGAAGAACATATATTCCCTTTAAGAAATCTATTATTCTTATTATTACATACAAAAATGCAACCGTCTCCGTCAAAATATCCCCTTATGAAATGTCTTAAAAGATTTTGTGGCATACAAGGTATTGATAACTCCTTATAAGTTTTATTTCGCACAACTCCTAATTTCTCAAGATTTCTGCACACTATGTTTGAAGATATTACAAATCCAAATGATTTTCCTTCGGATTTAAGATGTATTTCTTCAGAAAAATAGTTTTTTATTCTTTCCACCATGTACTTATCATCTTCTTTAAGTCTAAAACCAGCTTGTTTGCCATTCCAACCGTCCGAAAGCATAAAACCTATGATATAGGCTTCCGTCTCATTCGTTATGGAATCGCAAGTCCAATTTAATTTATACCTTCCAATTCTTAACCTTTCTTTAACCAACAAGTTTTCCTTGTGTGTTCTTTTAGGTATATTAAACTTTTTGAAGTGATAATAACAATCAGTATTATATTTTTTATCCAGATAAGCTATTGATAAACCTGAATCATACTCTTGCTTTAGTAATAAAGCAAACTTCCTTGAACCTCTTATTAAATTTGACATAATATAATCTATTAATAGACCAAAGTTAGTCAAATATATCGGGATTGCAAAGTAATATAAAAGATTTAGCCTTCACCGATTTTGCTCGTTAATAATCCCAGAAATCACTAACTGGGACGCCTAATCTTTAAGCTGATATGATCTATCACAATCATTACGTACTCCTTGGGGTCATAAGGTATATAGTAATCAAATACATCCCTCTCGTCAACAACCTCTCCGCTATTGTTCTTCACCTGCAACTTCTTTGTATATGTCACACCATTATTCTCAGCGTACTTCTTGGACTGTTTATAGATACCATACGGGTTCTTATCGTCCAGAAAGGTTACAGTATTCTCGAAATATTCAAGAATTGACTTGTACGGCTCCTTCTCGAACATATCAAGAATACTCTCGTCTATAACCTTGTCCTCCCTCACGGACTTGAGGTCGTTAGGTGTTTTTCGTATGGTCTTGCCTGAGAGTATATACAACAGGTGGCACATAAATCTGAGTGTTATGGCTTCCTGCGTCTCCTCAAGGTTATAATACAGGACGCGCAGATGCACCTTGTCCGGATGATAATAAGAGTACAACACGGAGTTATAGAGGAACAGATAGTTCATAAGTTGTGTCTTGCCGACCTTGGTAGAAGCCGATATGAGGTAATACCTGCCCTGCTCTATACCGGGGAAGTCATTGCGGAACCTAACAAAAGGTGATGGTATGCAGTTGACGTTACCGCTGAGGATGTTATTCCTTCTGTCCCTCAGACTCTTTAGTATCCTCTGTATCATTCCTGAATCTCTCGATATACCTAAGATTGCCGTAAATGACATCGCTCACCTTGTGATGAAAGCGATTGTACGCGTCATTATACATCATGCACTTCTTTAGATAGTCAACGGCATGTCTGTAAGCCTTCCTGTAAGCCTTGTTTACAGCCCTCGCCTTGGCTATCTTCTTGCCAACAGATTCGATGTAGGTGTCATCTTCTTTACAGTTGGACCGTCCAGAGACGATATATTCCCTGTATTGGCACGGTGTGAGCCTCAATTCTATCTTTAACTCACATTTTGTGGTGCCGCCGATAAGGTAGTATGATTCCCTAACCATCCTCACCTTGATTGATTGGTTTGTGTATGTCATCTTATCTCCGCGAATAAATTGGTCAAATTGTCATCCTTATTCTCAAGAACCGTAGCCAAATCAGACTCGTTATCCTTGAGTATGAAGTATTTAAGTATCCTCATGTGCGTGTTGTCCCCGTTGAAGCACTCGACATACCTCCGTGTGGCGTCAAGTATCTGCTCGTCGGTATATTTGTTACCGTACATCTTGAAGAACTTCTTCAACTTGAGCGTCACATCCTTGCGGTTTCCCCTCCAGGCGTATGGAGCCATTTTGTAGCCGTGAGGAAAATACTCACGCATAGCCTCGTACAGCCTGTCGAGACGCTCCTCCTTGGGGATGTAAGAGTCGGCGTCTAAAAGTATGTTCTGCACGTCTTCGACAGCGTTTGCCGAGGGGTTGCCAAACATGTCGAGCATTCCTTTCGACTGCATCGAGAGGAACTCCTCCTGATACCCTCTCTTACAGGCCGTCAAAAACATAACACCGAGGACTTCAGCCTCGGTGTAGTTTCTGTTGTTCGCCAAATCAATGTCTATCACATATCTCATCGTAATCCATTTCGTTTATGTATTTCCTGTCTATACCCTCAAGGGCCTTCTTTAGGTATTCCTCGTCACGTGTCTGCCTGAAATATAATATGTATATCTCCGGTTCCTCGCTACGGAGAACCCGCCCTAATTTTTGACAGAAACCCCTCTCGTTGCCGTCAAGCTGTATAATCATGCCTTTCTCTATATCAGGCAGGTTCTGACCTTCTGAAAGCATACCTACAGCATACAAGGAGTTTGTCTTTCCCTTGTTGAAATCATCTATAAGCGACTGCGGCGTGTCTTTCTTAGAGTGTATCGCGTTGGTTCCGCCAAGCGTGTCGGCCTGTAAGATATCCCCGCAGAAGACTATGTGGCGGTAATCCTTAAGAAATCTATCTATAACCGTCTTGGCGTATTTAGTCTTGCGCTCGGCAAGGAAACGTTTGCGCTCGCTCCCGCAGTGAAGCCACATATTCTTGACGGCTTCATTCTTGGTGGCTATATACCTCTTCTTGAGATACTCAAACCTCTCGCACAGATAGGCGTATTTAGTCCACTCGCTGCATTTGACCGTCAACTCAAGGTCTGGATACTTAGTCTTGTTTTTGATATACTCCCACCTGTCTTTAGACTCACATATAAACTTCCTGCGCTTCTTTGAGTTTCCGCGGGTGACAACATATGTCTGGTCGTTACCGGAAAGGTTGAGGCGCAGAGGTATAACGTTAATCCTAGGTTTTGGCAGTATATCCCAGTCTATAGCCTGTCTCAATGTTATGTTGAACTCATAGAAGTCACCAAACAATTCCTTCAAGGCGTACCTTGTCTCGTTGTTTACGGTGGCGCTCAAGGCTATCACCGAATCCGTCTTGATTGTCTCAAGACAGTCAACCCTTATGTCTGTCGCTATATGGTGACACTCATCAAGCACCAGCACATCCCAAGAGGTGTTCTTGTATTTCTTGAGGGAGGCGTAGCAAATAACCTCAACCTCAACCAAAGGCTTGTTGAAACCCCACTTCTGGAACTCTCTCCGCCAGTTGTTGATATGCGCCACCTCTGCGGTACATATCAACACTTTCCCCTGACTGAGTGACGATATCTTGTTTATCGCCTGTTTTGTCTTGCCGCAGCCTGTAGCCCATGTGTAGAGCATGTTTTTGTGGAGTGACATCAATCTGATTGACTCGTCCTCAATCTCCTGTCTATTCATCGTGTTCAAATATCCTTTTGATGAATCTCCAGAACTTCACAAATACATTTGGTCTGAAAGGTTCATAATCCTCGATGTCAAAGAGTTTCTTCTCTGACATGTCAGGTAACGTAACATTTACTGTCGTGTGTGACGTAAAGGTATTGCCATCTGTTTTGTTTGTATCAAGCTCATTAACATTTATCTTTCCTGACTTGATTAGGTTGTAACGTTTTCTTACCGCCTCTCTCGTCCTGTGCGGATGGCTTTCAAGAAAATCATCAAGTCCTTTTCCATTCCTTTCCTGAATGAGAGTGTAGAGGCACATCATCTCCTCTATAGTCCATCTTGTTCTTGTTTTTGTTGTCTCCATTGTTTGAATAAATTAATAATTAATGTTAAAGTCATCGTATAATCCACACTCGATGAGTTCTTCACCGTAATATTTTGTATTATACGCTCGCACTTCACCATCGAGATTATCCATATTTTTTATCTCGATGTTTTCCGTGCGCGTTATAATATCAATACCTTTCCTTGATTTAGTTATAATCTTTATCCTTGCCATTTTCTTCATGTTTTAACTCCTCTACAACCTCGGCTATACATGTAGGCAGCAAGTAACACCGTATCGACACATCACAGTATTCAGCGTTAAACATTCTGTCTTTGTCATATCCTAATTCGTCAAAGCACTCCTTTAACAAGTCGAGATTATGGCAGATATATCCTTCTGCTTCCCAAGAACTGAATGTGTAACTTCCTGAAGCGTTGCCTGTCACAGAGTCTTCGCACCACAAGTCATCGCATAGCACCTCCTCGTCAAAATCTTCGGAATTGACATCGATATCATTATCCTTGATATATGTTTTGATGTCATTCTTTACATTCTCAATATAATCATATTTTTCCACAACTCTAAACTTTAAGGTTTTTCGCCAAATCATTCAGTCCAACCAAGCGTAGAGCGTGCTGTAACTCGTGGACGTATTGTATCGGTTTTACAACTCCACATCTCTCGAAACTAATCTCGGTCATACGTGG